GTACTCTAATCTATCCAAGATCAAACCATCACTCAGGACTAAAGGTAACATCACTGGTAACTTCGGAAAGACTAAAGTTAAAGCAGGTTCATCACTCTCTGATCTCGGAATGACTACCAAAGAGAACATCAAGGTGACTACACAAAGTGAATACATCAATCGAATGTATCAAGCACTTGAAACAACTGATGATCCGAAACTTAAGTCCTTTTGTTACAACGAGATCAAGATGTATCTGATCAAGACGAATCAATGGTAAATCGTTAAATTATACCTAAAAACACATAAAAAACGTTAAAAATCAATTAAAAATGTGTTTTTAAATATACTTAAGTGTTTTTTATTATTGATAATGATTCTTATTATCATGTGATACTGATACGAATTCTTATCAATTAAGACCCTTATATACCTCTTTTAATCCTCTCAGACCTTGTAACTTATGACCTTATAAATGTGTTCAGGTCTTGTAACTTATGATCATTTAAACCCTCTCAGGTCTTGTGATCTAAGGCTCCAAGCATACACGAAGACCCGAAGAATGTCAAGACCCCCAAAGATCACAAAACCCACACACACCCACACAAAACCATAAGGACTTCAAATAAATACACACACCCCATTGACATTTCCCCTCTGAGATCTTACACTTAAGAACATCACCAACGGAGAGAACTTATGACAGTTGCATTCAACCAAGCACAGAAAGTTCGTTATAGGGTCACTCTGGATCTTGAGGTCTTTAGTGATTTCGATCCTCATCAGATAGACTGGGAGAAAGTATTCAAATTGGAACCCGCAGAACGTGTTTCCGCTTATGTTGAAGACCTGTCAGTTCCTGATCGTTGGTGACACTGAGACCCCTCTACAATCCCCTGTAAGGTGTCTCTCACAGTTCTTAGGTGTCAGTCACTTAAGGACTGATAATCAAAGGAATTAAAGTTAGTAACCTCTAAAGTGTCCCTATAGTGTAAGGGTCACACACCAGACCCGAAAGACTTCTCAAACACACACAAATGACTGTTACTTACCAGACCAACATTCAGGACACCACCTACAACGGTTGGACGAATTATGAGACCTGGAATGTTGCACTCTGGATCAGCAATGATGAGGGTTTCTATGACATCGCTCGTCTTTGTGATGATTATCAGGACTTCGTAGATTCCACTGAGAACTTTATCACTAAGACCCCGGACGGAGTATCATTTACCAGTGACAAGTTGAACTGGATTGAACTCAACGAACTGATCGAAGATCTCTGAGGTCTTATACCTCACTCCTGTCGCAAGAGTATAAACTAGGCACCACACAGTTCACAACACTTTTCTTCTTACATTATGTCTACTCAAGTGATGATCTCTCTTCTCAAGAAAGGTAACACTGGCTCTGAGATTCTCGAGATTCTCGAAGCACTTACTGATGGTACGGTAAGTGACAATCAACAGGTCAACACTCCGACTCTTGATGTGATCGAGTTCTGATCAGTTAGATTCACATAAGACTGTCAGTTCTTTATACTTAAGGGACTGACAGTTCTTTATAGTTTTGCCAGTGTTTTGGGGGTTTTATGTTAACGTTGTCGCGGCGTAACCCCGTTTATAAAAACCCATAAGTCCCTAACCTACAAAAGTATATTCCCACGAGAGCTCTATAAACTTCATAGATAAAAAAATTCCGGTGATATGAGAAGACATAAAACCCCTTATTGGAACTTCTGGAAGGTAGTCTTTGCAGGATGGTTAATACGATATCCACGACAGTGCTTTACGATCTTCGGAGGCACTGTCGGTTTTTTATTTGTGTTGATATATAATGCTGTGAGATAAAAAATTCCGGAAATATTTTTATGACTACAGAGGTTCGCCCATGGGGGTTATTCGAAAACTTATTGGAAGAGATTGATTATAAGGTAAAGAAGATTGTTATCTCACCAAATCAATCAATATCACTCCAATATCATTTCCATAGGGAAGAGTATTGGATAGTTGTTGAGGGTGATGGAGAATTAACACACGAAGATATTGTAAGACATGTAGAAGTAGGTGATAGTGTTTTTATTAGTAAGGGGGATGTACATCGTCTCAAGGCTGGTAAGAATGGTATTACAGTGATTGAGACACAGCTTGGTATTTGTGAGGAGGATGATATTGTACGTTTAGAGGATCATTATGGGAGAGTAAAGTAATGGAAAAGATTTATCACATTTATGCAAAGGACCGTTGTTTATTTCATTCTGTCAAAGAAGATGAGTTTGAGATTACTTGGAGAACTCTGAGAAACATGGTAGGTATTATGCATACTAATTATGAAGTTACTGATTTATCTTATGAGGAGATTATGGTGAACCGGAATGTCTCCTTTGAGGGGTCTTATTGACAAACCCTAAATATGACGATAAAATTGATCTGAAGGTTAATTTCAATTATGGCAAAAGGATTTACTTTGAAAGCTAATGCACCAAAGCCCAAAGAAGCGGAATGGGACTATGATGCGATTAAGGAACGAATGAAAGGCAAATCGATTGTCTTTTGTCTTCCTGGTCGTGGTTGCTCATTTACTTTTCTAAAGGCATTTGTTCAACTTTGTTTTGATCTTGTACAAAACAATATGAGTATTCAAATTTCTCAAGATTACTCATCGATGGTTAACTTTGCTCGTTGTAAAGTTCTTGGAGCAAATGTACTTCGTGGACCGAAGCAAGTTCCTTGGGATGGTAAGTTGACTTATGATTATCAACTCTGGATTGATAGTGATATTGTCTTCAATACCGAAAAGTTCTGGCAACTGTGTGATCTTGCACTTTCAGAAGAAGGTGAAGAGAAGGAAATTGTTGCTGGTTGGTACGCTACAGAAGATGGTCACACTACTTCTGTCGCTCACTGGTTGGAAGAAGATGACTTCCGTAAGAATGGTGGTGTCATGAATCATGAGAACGTAGAAGGTATCTCGAAGCGTCGTAAGCCTTTTACTGTTGACTACACTGGTTTTGGTTGGGTCCTGATTAAGAAGGGTGTATTTGAGAATCTTGAATATCCCTGGTTTGCTCCTAAGATGCAAGTCTTTGAGTCTGGAGCAGTTCAAGATATGTGTGGTGAGGATGTTTCATTCTGTCTTGACGCAAAAGAAGCTGGATTTGATATCTGGTGCGATCCTCGTATTCGTGTAGGACATGAGAAGACTCGTGTGATCTAATGGCTTTTAATATCTTATATAAAGGACGTAAAATATATCAGGACCTCAGTTACGAAGAATGTACTGAGGTTCTTGATGAACTATCCTCTAAGTATTACACTGAGGAGGACTTTGATATTGAACAACTCGAACTGGAGGAAATCTAATGGCTAAAGGTGGATCAAATAAAACTGTATTTGAATCAGGAGAACCAAAGAAGACACGTCAGGGACGTTCTGCACGGACTCTTCTCTCTGCCACATCTCGAAATGGTCGAAAGAAAAGGTATCGTGGTCAAGGTAAAGGTTAATAGTATAGATAGAGCAGGAAGAAATTCCTGCTTTTTTTGTATCAATTTATGTCATATCTAAATCACAATCTTCCAACAATTACTTGTTACATTCGTAATGAGTTTCTTTATAATCACAAAAAAGGACACGGTGAGGTAACTTTATGTGATGTACATTCTGTAGCGTCCTTAGAGAAGCACGTACCCCTCTTTGAAGCGTTTCTAGAGAATGGGGTGAACTGGACTCGTAGACCTATTCATGCATTTTGTTGGAAACCTGATGCACCTGCATCTAAATTAGAGGAGTGTATGTGGTGGGATTGCTTTTCTCCTTATATTGATGTTCAAGTTCGTTCAAGATTGGCTAACTTACGTGCTGAATTGATCAATTATCGTGGAGAAAAGAATGAAGGAACTTACTTATTCACTCTTGATTGGTCATGGGAGTCAAAATCTACTCTGAATACCAATTTTAGTGAGACTCCAGAGCATAAATGTGCTCACTTTTTTAAGATGGACAACGGAAATTTTTATGCATATCCTAATAACAAGATATTATGGTATGATGATGCCTGGACTAAGAACAGAATTACTAAAAATCCAGGGTATGAGATTGATTTAACTGAGTATTCAGTTGAAAATCGTCGAAAAATTGAGACATCTGATGATTTTATGTACGAAATCACAAAAATTCGGGATAGCAACCCCGTAAAAAGTTCTGATTTTAACGAATCAGGAGAGCAAAATGGACCAAAAAATGCTTCGCGAGATCAATAATGACGATCTGACACCAAAAAAACATGATTTTTTTCACCAAAATGAAATTCATGAGAGAATTCGTAACGATGAAGACTATGATGATTGGGAGTATGGCACTGAACCTCTTTATGAATTCAAAAAACACGAATAAATAAGATAGATTTATAATATTTTCATGCCTGTAGAACGGCTAAGTAGAGGTTTCAAAGATATTAGTATGTCATTTCAGGTTAATCCCCTGAATAATGACCTAATTTCCATTAATAATGAGACTGCGATTGCTCGTTCAGTCAGAAATCTTGTTTTTACATTACCTGGAGAGAGATTTTTTAACGAGAATCTTGGATCTAGAGTGTCTCAGACATTGTTTGAGACTATGGATGAGATTTCTGCATCTGTTATTAAGGATGAAATCACTAATACAATCAATAATTACGAACCAAGAGTTGATTTGATCTCAGTCGATGTATCTCCAAATTATGATAATAACGAGTTCAATGTAACTATTAATTATTACATTGTTGGAATTGATGTATTACCTCAACAATTATCATTTGCATTACAGCCAACACGATAATGGCACTAGTAAATTTCACCAACTTAGACTTCGATCAAATTAAGACTTCGATTAAGGATTACCTTAAATCGAATTCAAATTTTACTGACTATGATTTCGAAGGATCAACTTTATCGACAATTATAGATGTCTTAGCATATAACACTTATATTACATCATACAATGCTAATATGATTAGCAATGAGGTGTTTATTGATAGTGCTACGTTAAGAGAAAATGTTGTTTCTCTTGCTAGAAATATTGGATATGTTCCAAGGTCAAAAACCTCGGCAAGAGCAAACATTTCTTTCTTTGTGGATACAACAGGATTTACAACAAGACCTTTAACTCTTACCCTTAAAAAAGGAACAGTTTGTACATCATCAAGTTCTTTCGGTAATCAGAGTTATACCTTTACTATTCCTGAGGACATCACTCGTCCAGTTATAAATGGAATAGCACTTTTTGAAAATATTTCTGTTTATGAGGGAACTTTCTTAGTAAAAACTTTTACAGTTGATTCAAATAACCCCAATCAAAAGTTTATTTTAGATAACTCCGACATTGATACTCAATCAATCTCGGTTCTCGTTAGAAACACTCAATCAAGCACAGTAACTCGTAAGTTTACATTATCCTCTAGTTTACTTGATGTAGATTCTACTTCCAAAGTATTTTTTATTCAAGAGATTGAAGATCAAAGATACGAACTCATTTTTGGTGATGGTGTATTTGGAGTTAAACTTGATAATCAAAATTATATCGAAGTTTCTTATGTAACAACTACAGGTGAAGGTGCAAATGGTGTTTCATCCTTTACCTTTAATGGAAGAATTATTGATAATAATAACAGAGTAGTTACAACTGGAATTTCCTTATTAACTACTAACACACAGTCTAGAGGTGGACAAGATATAGAATCTGTAGATTCTATCAAGAAATATGCTCCGAGAATATATGCCTCTCAAAATAGAGCTGTAACGGCAACAGACTATGAAACTATAATCCCAACAATATATCCAGAGACAGAATCCGTTTCTGTTTTTGGTGGTGAAGATTTAAATCCTCCAAGATTTGGAAAGGTTTACATTTCCATTAAACCAATAAATGGAACATTTGTTTCCAGTCAAGTAAAAGAAAATATTCGTAACAGTTTAAGAAAATATAGTGTTGCTGGAATAGTTCCAGAAATTTTAGATCTTAAGTATCTTTATGTCGAATTCAATTCCGCAGTTTATTATAACTCAAACGAAGCTCCTAGTGCAGACTATTTGCAGACTATAGTATCAAACAATATAAACCTTTATGCAAATTCATCAGAACTGAATAAGTATGGTGCAAGATTTAAGTATAGTAAGTTTCTGAAATTGATTGACGATAGTAATAGTGCTATCACTTCAAACATAACAAAAATTGTTATGAGAAGAGATATGAAACCGACACTCAATCAATTTGCTGATTATGAAATATGCTATGGAAATGCTTTTCATATTGGAAAGATGAGTGGATATAATATTAAATCCTCAGGATTTACTGTAAGTTCAGTAAATGGGACAGTGTATATGTCAGATATTCCAAATTCTGATGGTAGAACTGGATCTATATTCTTCTTTACCATAACATCTTCAAATACTCCTACAGTTGTAAGAAATAATGTTGGTAGGATTGATTATGAAAGAGGAGAAATTATATTAAATCCCGTCAACATTACTTCCACATCAAAAAATGTTGGAGGAGAATCTATAATTGAAATTTCAGTATCACCAAGATCTAATGATGTAATTGGATTGCAAGATTTATATCTTCAATTAGACCCATCCTCTAGTGTGTTAAATATGGTATCAGATCAAATATCTTCGGGTTCTGATATCTCTGGATCAACATATACGGTAACTTCAAGTTATTCCAACGGAGACCTCGTAAGAATATAACAAAATGGCAGAAACAAGAATCAAAATCAGTTCAGTTGTAGACAATCAACTTCCAGAGTTTGTAAGGGATGAATTTCCTTTAGTTTCTGAATTTTTGAAACAATACTATCTTTCACTGGAAAGTCAAGGATCAGTATATGATTTAGCATCTAACTTAGATCAGTATGTAAAAGTAGATACGTTATCGAATTTAATCGATTCTACTACTCTCACATCTAACGTATCTTTTTTTGATACTATCATTAACGTAGCCTCTACTGCTGGATTTCCAGATTCTTACGGTCTTCTTTTAATTGATTCAGAGATCATAACATATACCGGAAAAACTGCAACCTCTTTTACTGGATGTATTAGGGGTTTTAGTGGGACAACATCTTTAGATAATTCATTAAATCCCGACGAACTTGTTTTTACTGATTCTGCCGTACAGGAACATAGTTCGTCGGCGACTGTAAAAAACCTCAGTATTCTTTTCCTTCAAAAATTCTTTACAAAATTAAAGACTCAAGTAACTCCAGGGTTTGAAGACAGAACACTTTTTACTGGTTTAAATGATGGTCTCTTTATTAAGCAGGCAGTAGATTTCTATTCATCAAAAGGAACTGAAGGTTCTTTTGAAATTTTATTCAGGGCTTTGTATGGCAAAGATGTTACAGTTATAAGACCACAAGATTATTTGATTCAACCATCTGATGCTCAATATAGAGTGACTAAGGATTTGGTTGTCGAATCTATAAATGGAGATATAAATCAATTAGTTAACAGAACTGTTTATCAGGATGAAAATTCTTTTCTACCCAGAGCAAGAGGAACTGTAACTCAGGTAGAAAGAATTCAAAGAGCAGAAAAAGATTATTATGTTCTTAGTTTAGATATTGGATATGATAGAGATATTGATGTTGATGGAACAGTTTTTGGCGAATTTTCGATTCATCCAAAAACTTTATTGATCACTGATATTAGAGATACAGATTCCAGTGTTGGTGGATTTACTCCTAATTTTACTTCACTCGATGTAGATTCTACAGTTGGATTTCCACAATCTGGAGAGTTAATTGTAGATCTGGAAAATGGATCTCAGATTACGATAACATACACAGATAAAACTCTTACCCAGTTTTTAAATTGTACAGGAATTACTCAAGAAATTCCAAGTGGAACTGAAATCAAATCAAATGTATATGCCTATGGGTATGATGATTCTCAAGGAGTTGTAACGTTTAGAGTAACCGGTGTATTATCTGATATTGTACTTCAGAATCAGAATAGCTCTTTTTCTGCAGGTGATCCGATTAAAATAAAAACACTTGGTGATAGTTTAGAAGATTATAAATTCAACAACTGGTTTTTTAACGTATCAACAACATATACAACAAAATCAGTCGAATTACTCGATTCGTCGAATAATTCATATGCCATTAATTTTTACGATGACCACTCCTTTGTAATCGGAGATAGAGTTTCTATACTTCCTTCATTTGGAAGACCCGGAACAGAAGTTTTTGGTGTTGTGATCTCTTACAGAAATCAAAAGTCAATTGCAGTTTCAGGTCAAGGTTCTTTAAGTCCATCTCAAGTTTATGATGTAAGTAAAGTTTTGTCTAGATTTGATTCTAGCAATTACCCTACTCTCAATAAGTACACAACAAATGTACAGAATGTTTATTCGGATAAGGAGAGATCTTTATATATCGCATCTCCATCATTACCAACTTATCTTGATCAAAAGATAACAGTAAACGACAGATCAGTAACTTTTTCTGGAAGTTTTAGTGGAACTAATTTAACGATTACAAATCATCCATTCTACACGGGAGATGGTGTTTATTATAGGTCTAATGGTGCAGGCAACAACCTTGGAATAGATGATGGATTTTATTTTGTAAGAAAAGTTGATAGTTCAACAATACAGTTAGCAAAAAGTAGAGCAAATCTCTATGCAAACAAAGTTGTATCTGTATCTGGAACTGTCTCTAATAATAAGTTAGAATTTTCTTCTTTTGTTTCAGATTCCTTAGAAACAAAACAACTTGAACCACAGAAGTTAATTAGAAAAATATCTGATCCGGTGGATGATGAAAAAGAATTCCAAACTTTGCCTGGAGCAATTGGTGTTCTTGTAAATGGTGTCGAAGTACTAAATTACAAATCTGAAAATAATGTTTTTTATGGACCAATTGAAGAGATCTCAGTAACATCAACTGGTTCTGATTATGATGTAATTAATCCCCCCGTCCTTCAGGTTTCGGATGCTGTAGGTTCTGGTGCGACTGCTTACTGTAATGTAAAGGGAAGTTTAGAAAGAATAGACGTTATAGATGGTGGATTTGATTATATAGAAGAACCAAGAATCAGAATTTCTGGTGGTAATGGTTCTTTAGCAGAAGCAAAGTCTAATTTAGTATCTTTTGATCACTATGTGTCCTTCAACGCAAGATCAACTTCTGGCGCAATAAATGCAACTACAGGAGAAATCTCATTTATTGAAGATCATAAGTTTAGAGATTATGAACAGGTTGTATATGATCCTCAGGGACAAACTGTTGTTGGTGGATTATCCACAAATTCTTCGTATTTCGTATCTGTAATCGACTCTAACAGCATCAAACTTCATTCTACGTACTCTGATAGCATTCTTGGAGTAAATACGGTTTCTCTTGTAAATAATGGAAGTGGAATTCAAAGATTTAAATCTTCCAATAAGAAAAGAAAAATTGGATCAATTACAGTAATAAATCCAGGTTCTAATTACGAAAACAAAAAGAGAACCTCTACAGTATCAGGAATCAACACTGCTTCTAACATTATTAATATCCAAAATCATGGATATCAGAATGGAGAAGTTTTAACTTACGATTTTACCGAAAGCCCTGTAGTAGGATTATTATCAACTTCAACATACTATGTAACTAAAATTGATGATGATAGTTTTAAATTATCTTTGGTTGGAACCTCCACAACACAACCAATCAACTTAAATTATATCACCAAAAATTATGTAGATCTTATAAGTGTTGGAAGTGGTATTCATATTTTTAATTATGAACCAATAACGGTAACTGTATCTGGGGCAATAGGTGTTTCGACGTTAACAGGCCAAGATTTTAATGCAACTCTTCAACCAGTTTTTAGAGGAAGTATTGAATCTGTCCATGTCCAAAGTGGTGGAAATAATTTTGGATCTGATGATATTTTAAATTACAATAGACAACCAGAATTTTTACTTTTAAATGGAAGTGGTGCTCAACTAACTCCCGTAATTAATAATGGTTCTATTGTTGATGTTATTATTAATGATCCAGGAACAAATTACAACTCACCACCAAACATAACTGTTAGTGGAAGTGGATCTGGTGCATTATTGACTCCAATAATTTCAAATGGAACTATAACATCCGTAACTATAGTTTTTGGTGGATTGGGATATTTGGATTCTGATACTATTATTGAAGTAACGGCTGCAGGGTTATCGGCAAAATTTGAGTGCAGTATCAAATCTTGGAATGTTAACTTGTTTGAAAGATTTTTACAAACCAATCAAATCATCGATGATGATGGTGTATTGGGAGATAGTTTCTCTGGGTTCGGTCTTCAGTATTTCCATCTTTATTCTCCAAGAAAATTAAGATCTTCAGTTCTTGGAACAAGATATAGAAACGGTCAGATTTTTTATCAACCAGATTTACAAGTAATTAATGGTAAGGAAGTAACATCAAGTGCACACTCTCCTATTATCGGATGGGCTTATGATGGAAATCCAATTTATGGTCCATATGGATATTCATCAATTACTGGAGGATCTATTAGATCTATGGTCTCTGGTTACAAATTAAATCTTCAACCAAACAGACCAAGTACTACACTGTACCCTGCTGGATTTTTTGTTGAGGATTATGAGTTTATTGGTGATGGAGATCTCGATGAAAATAATGGAAGATTCTGCATAACTCCAGAGTATCCTAATGGTGTTTATGCATATTTCACTACTATTAGTTCTGGCCAGATAGATTCGGTAGGAGTTTTTAGAAATTATAAATCACCAGTATTCCCATACTTTATCGGAAACACCTACAAATCAAAACCAGAAACATTCAATTTCTTAAAATCTTCCAACCAAGAAGACATTAATATTAATGAAACTAATTGGATTCGTAATACTACACCATATAATATTACAAATTCTAATAGTGGTTATCGATTCTTATATGATCCAAACAAAGTTAGAGAGCAAGTCTCTCATGTAAAGTCAGTATCAAGTGGCACCATAAATTCGGTTGGTATTCTGACTGGAGGAATCAATTACCAAGTTGGCGATAAGATTATTTTTAAAGAGGTAGATCTTTCATCAAAAAAACCAGTAGCTAGTGTTTCGTTAATTAAAGGAAAATCAGTAAGTTCTGTTAGTGTAGCTTCATCAGAGTTAACGAACTTAGAATTTTATCCATCTTCAAATGGATATGTTGCATTTTCAACTACACCTCACTATTTCAATAATAGAGATACTGTAACATTTACATCTGATTTTGAGAATCCTCGGGTAGATACTATTTCAAATAGTATAAACAGTTTAATCGTATCCACTGGAATTGGATCTACTGGATATACTGGTTTAGTAACCTACTTTAATGTAATTGGAAATCTTTCAGAGATCTTTATAAAAGAAAATGACATTTATCAAGTTCTTGATGAAAGAGTAAAGATATTAAATGTAGATTCGGAGTCATCAAGAGTACGAGTTCTTAGAAATATTGGAGAAATATCAGGAATTAGCACATATTCCGTAGGTATTGCAATTACTGAGGTTACTAGAAAATTATTCATCAATTTGGATATTGAAAATAACTATGACTATAAATTAAATACTGAATTTTATTTCAATCCATCGGAATCTTTGGGAATAGGAACCACTTCTGGTCCTGGAGTTGCAACTACACTCACATTCTCAAATCCTGGAGTTGGTGCTACTCAGATTTCTATTCCTACAAGATCAATTTATCTTCCAAATCATCAATTGATATCTGGAGATGAGTTAATTTACTCTTCAAATGGAGGAACTCAAATATCCATTTCAACGGATGGAGTTTCATCGTATCAATTATCAGATAATTCTGTTGTTTATGCAACCAGATTGACTTCTGATTTAATTGGTATCAGTTCCTATCGAGTTGGACTTGGTACAACTGGTTATTATGCAGGAATATCAACGGCTTCAGATCTTCTATATTTTACTGGTGCTGGTAGTGGAGAAATTCACAGTTTTACCACAAATTATGAAAATATTTTAACTGGTAATATTTCAAAGAATCAAGCAACCGTTTCCACCGCATCAACTCACGGACTTGCATTAGGCGATTCTGTTACCTTAAATGTTGTTTCTGGAATTTCTACTCAAATTTCAGTTTCTTATAATGATTATAACAGAAGATTAATTATCAATAAATTAGATTTCTTATCTTCTGCAGTTGATACTGCAAGAAATACAATAACGATACCAAATCATGGATTATACACAAGCCAAAAGGTAATCTATACTTCATCATCACCATCTGGAGGACTTTCCAACGAAGAAATTTATTATGTAATCGTAGTTGATAAGAATACTATCAAACTTTCAAACAGTTACTATTATTCCTCCAGAGTAGAAAGAAACGAAATAAACATAACATCGGCATCGGATGGATCAATTTCACCAGTAAATCCATCTATTAATCTAACAACCAAAAATACTTTATTATTCGACGTATCAAGTCCCACACTTTCATTTACTAACAGCGGAATCCTTTATTCCGCATTTGACTTTGATTTTTACACTGATCCCAATTTCAACTTCCCATTTGAATTTACCGATTCGAATAATGTAGAAGTTGTAAGAACTGGAAGAGTTGGTATTGATACAAATGCTACTGTTGCTTTGAGAGTAAATGATTCGACACCAAGAAAATTATACTATAAACTTACTCCAACAAATCTGAGTATTATTCCAATTGTTAAGGAAGAAATTATAGTAGATAATGAAGTAGTGGATGGCAGCGCAGTTAATGTTGTACAGAGTGTTTACAACGGGACTCATACAGTATCGGGAATTACTTCAACATCTTTCACTTACATACTATCAAATACTCCCGAAAAATCTTCATATGATACGACAAATTCTTCAACAACATATGTAACCAATTCTCCAAATGCCTATGGTGAGATTGAATCTATTTCCACAAATTATGGTGGACTTAATTTAAAATCTATTCCTGAGATTGAAAATGTTTCATCAGAACTTGGTTCAGGAGAAGTTTTAGAAGTATCTACTAATAGTATTGGAAAAGTTCTTAAGACAACTATTGATGATATTGGATTTGGGTATTCTAACGATTACTCGGTAAGACCTACGGCAAAACTTCCTAATGTTATAAAGGTAACACCACAAGCATCATTCAAATCTATCGGAATAGCATCTGCTGGTAGAGGATATTCTATTGCACCAGATCTTATTGTTTTGGATGGACTTACAAATAAAGTCGTATCTGATGTAGATCTTAGATATAACTTGGATTCTAAGACGGTAACTATTTTAAAGAATACCAAATCTATTAATAATGTAACTCCAACTATTATTCCAGTCAATAACACTAATGGAGTTGGAATTAGTTCGATTAGATTTATTTCTTCTTCTAATGATGTTGTCGTTACCTTAGGTTCTAGTTTTAGTAACGCATCAGATTTCCCATTCAATATTGGAGATAAGGTTCTTATTGAGAACACTAGTGTTGGTGTTGGTTCTACAGGAAAAGGATATAATTCATCAAACTATAACTACACTCTGTTTACTATAGTAAATACTGATCCAAATATTGGAGGTGTTGGGGCTACTGTTTCATACAATATCTCAAACTATCTTTCTAATGGAGAAGTACCAGGAACTTTTGATTCTGTAAATTCTTCTGGAAGAATTGTTCTTCAAAAACAGTTCCCAATATTCAATATTGTACTCGAAAAGAATATCTTTAATAAAGGAGAAACTGTATCTTCTAATGGTTCTTTTGGTGTCGTAGTTGATTGGAATGATATAAATGAAATTCTAAAAGTTTCCACTAATGATACTTTCAATTCTGGTGATGTTATTACGGGCAGAACTTCAACATCAAGTGGAATAATTGGAAACGTAACTACATCTACCGCGAACTACATAGTGGGGTCTGCTTCAACAGTTGTAAAGGGATGGCAAACCGAGACAGGATTCTTGGATAATCAATTCCAAAGAGTTCATGATAATGACTATTATCAGTATTTCTCTTATGCAATTAAATCTCCAGTTTCCGTTGAAGTTTGGGATGATGCCGTAGCTAATCTCAATCACACCGCAGGATTCAAGAGATTTAGTGATTTGGTAGTAGAGTCATCTCCTACCATATCTGGAATTAATACAGAACAGAATTTGGGCGATGTTTCTGGAATTGCTGATCTTTCTCGTTCAATAGATCTTAATTGTGTTTACGATTTCGATTTAGTTACAGAAAATAATTTTATAGTTGATGGAAGTGTAAGATCCGATGAAATAATATTTGGATCTCGTGTTCTTCAAGATTATATCGAGTCTATTGGAAATAGAGTTCTTTTAATTGATGATATTAGTGATGAATTTAATAGCAATCCAAGATCAACACAATTTAGTATTGTTGATACATTTAGATTAGATTCTAGGTCTGTTAAATATCTGACCTTTATAAAGGATAGAAGATTTACTTCCCAAAGACAAGTATCTTTAGTTTCTTTAGTTCATGATGGATCAACTGCATACATTAATCAATATGGTGGAGTTGATAGTTATTACGATATGGGATCATTTGATTTTAGTATTACTGGTCTAGACGGAAATCTTCTTTTCTATCCAACAAGATCGACGATTAATGATTATGATGTAAGTACTGTTTCTTTTGATATAAGAGATTCTATTGTTTCAATAGGTTCTACGGACTTGGGAGATACTGTTTTTGTTGGATCAGCAACTACTAGTATACCATCAGGAACATCATCTGCAACTACTATTGTTGGTATTGCATCTACTTACAGATCTTCTAAGGTTTTAGTTCAAATCGGAGCTACTAATTCATCATATCATGAATTTGATGAACTTACAATTTTACATAATGGAACTGATATTATCTTGCAAGAATATGGTCAATTAAATACAGTTAATGATGACTCATATTCTTCTTTAGGGTTGGGAACATATCATGCATATTATTCCGGATCTAATATTAATATCGATCTTATTCCTTACACATCCACACCAGTTCAATTTGACATAAACTCGGTAAGAGTATCAATATCAAGCACAATTTCTGTGGGAATTGGAACTGAAATACTTAATGATACTAGAATTGAATCTAGTCATGTTGCAATTTCATCAACACCAACACCAGGAATAACAACAATAGCAAGTTATAGTTCAACATATGAAGGTTCCTACTATGTTGTCAGTGTTGAAGATTTGACCAACAATCAGTATCAAGTTTCTGAAGTTGTTTTGGTTGATGATGATACTGAAGCATATTTTGTTGAGTTTGGTATCATTCAAACCAATTCTTCTATTGGATCGATTGGAGCAACCGTAAAACCATCTGGTGATGTTGATCTTACATTTACCGCAAATGCAGATACTGATGTAGAAGTAAGAGTATATCAGAATCCTATAGGTCTGGTCGATCTAACTATTGCAAATAGAACGATAGATTTTACTAATGCGTTTATAAGAACTGGATATGGATTCTATACTGGATCAGAAACTGATGTCAAGAGAGCATTTGGACTGACTCACAAACAAAAACCAATCTTTGAAAGATATTTTGATGGAAGTAATTCTGATATAGTAAGTGTAACTAATAATACAATCACAATACCAGAACATTTCTTTATAACTGGTGAAAAAGTTATATACTCCTTTGCAGGAGCAGGAACTACACAAGCAATTGGTATTGCAACAACCACAATCAGTGGAGTTGGATCAACTGATAAGTTACCATCGTCTCTTTATATTGTAAAAGAAAGTGATCTTAAAGTTAGAGTGGCTGCATCCGCATCCGATGCTCTTCGCAATCCACCAAATATCTTAGATATAACCACTGTTGGTATTGGAACTTCTCATAGATTTGTTTCCACAAATCAAAATGCAAGAGTTTTAATCGGAATCGATAATCTTATTCAATCTCCAATAGTCGCAACCTCAGTAACAACAACGGCATCAAAAGAAGTTTCTATTGTAGATGATAGATTGACTTTCTCTGGAATTACATCTTTCTTTGGTGGTGATTTAGTTAAAGTTGATGATGAAATTATGAGGGTCAATTCTGTTGGATTTGGATCGACTAATATCGTCTTGGTTCAAAGAGCATGGATGGGAACTGGTATTGCAACTCATGCAATCAATTCCACAATCACAAAAGTTAATGGTGATTTTAATATCATAGGAAACACAATTAACTTTGTAACTGCTCCATATGGACCAACTCCTATTGGATCGACTACTAACCCTCCAGATAGTAGAGATTTTGTTGGAATAGAAACTCATTCTACATTTAGTGGTAGATCATTTATTAGATCCGGAATTGTAAATGGAGATTCTGAATCATATTCTCATAATTACATCTTTGATGATATATCATCAGGATTTAATGGAACAAATAATACATTTACATTGAAATCAAATAGATCCAATATCTCAGGATTCTCTACGAGTAATGCGATCATTTTGATTAATGATATTTTCCAAGGTCCAGCAAGAGTTGGATCTGTTCAAATTGTAGGTGATTATGATCTTTCCGAAAATACCGGAATTACATCTATAACATTTACTGGAACAATATCTTCCACCTCTTATGATGTTAATACAAGTAATGTTCCTCTTGGTGGAGTGATTGTTTCTGTTGGATCTACTTCTGGTCTTGGATATCAACCTTTGGTTTCTGCTGGCGGAACAGCAACAGTTTCCATAGCAGGAACAATTTCTCTCATCAGTATTGGAAACAGTGGATCTGGATATAGATCTGGAATTCAAACTGTTAATGTTGGTATTGCAACTTCTAGCACTGGAATTCCAAACATTACATACATTGGTATTGCAACAGTTGTTAATGGTCATATTACTGGAGTCGCAATTACAAATCCAGGAACTGGATATACTTCAACAAATCCACCTATCGTTATTTTTGATGATCCGCTTTCATATTCAAATATTCCTCTTATCTACAGTTCTTCCTCAAGTGGACTTGGAACTGCTGCTGTTGCAGATATAGTAGTTGGTCAAGGTTCGAGTGTAATTTCCTTTGAAATTAGAAACACTGGATATGGTTATGGTCAGGGGCAAGTTCTTACTGTTGCTACTGGTGGAACTACTGGAATTCCTACTAACACATCGGTTTCCCTCCAAGAGTTTCAAATTACTGTAGATCAAACCTTTACTGATGAATTTACTGGATGGACAATTGGGGATCTTCAGGTTATTGATCCAATAGATTCCTTATTTGATGGTGAAAAAACCACTTTCCCAATTAAAATTAATGGAGAACAAACTACTATCAGATCTAGAAGAGGGTCTAATATTGAAGTAAAGGCAAATCTGTTGATTTTTATCAATGATATTTTACAAGTTCCTGATGTTTCATATATCTTCAATGGTGGAAGCATCATTACATTTAAAGAAGCACCGAAAGTAGGAGATACGTCTAAAATTCTCTTCTACAGAGGAACCGGTGATGTTGATACTCTTAATGTTGATATTCTCGAAACTGTTAAAGAAGGTGATACTTTAAGGATTGATAGTGATATTGCAAGATTCAAGGAAGATAGTAGATTAGTTACTGATGTTGTATCAACTGATGTTGTTGAAACTAATGTATATCCAGGTCCTGGATTGAGTCAAGATGAGACCTTTGCAAGACCTGTTGTATGGTGCAGACAAACTGAGGATAAGATTATTAATGGGCAGGAAGTTGGTAAAGATAGAATTCTTTATGAACCATTGATTACTCCTACATCAAACTTAATTGAAAATGTAAGCATCTCATCTACACAAATTTGGGTAGAGAGTGTAAAAACTTTCTTTGATAGTTATGATGAGTACTTGCATGATGGAACTTCCGAGATTCCACAAAATAAAATTACAATCATTTCTCAAAACGATTTAGTTGCCGCATCCGCTACTGCTGTGGTTTCTGCCGCAGGAACAATATCATCAATTATTATTTCTAATGGTGGTATAGGTTACACTTCAACTAATCCACCAGAAATAGTAATCGAAAATCCCGTTGGTCTTGGATCAACACAAAGAGCTTCAGTATTATCTGTTGTTTCTTCTGCAGGCACTGTATCTAATATTGTAGTTTCTTCTCCCGGAACTGGATATACTACATCAAATCCACCAGTAGTATTAATAGAACCACCAGCAGTTACAAAAGAAACAATCGATTCAGTATCTTATATTGGTGATTTTGGCACTATTGTTGGATATGGTATATCCACAATTTCTGGTTCCGATAAAAACATATTTGATCTTTATATACCACAAGATTCGTTCTTGAGAGATACTGATGTTGTAGGAACTGCAATTACAGTAAGTCAGATCCAAGTTGGTGACTTCTTTGTTGTTCAAAATTCAAATGTTGGAGCATCATCTACAAACTTCTTCACATATAGAACTAATGGATCAATTATTGGACTTTCTACTCAATATGTCGATGGAATTTATCAAGTAGATACTATCGAAACTCATTACAAAAATGTTGTTGGAGTTGGAACAACAGTTATCAAGAGAGTATTTGCAGTAGTAGAACCTACAACTGGAATAAGCACTATTGGAATGGGATCATCAACAATATTCTTTGATTCCACGTATTATACCTGGGATTATCTCGGAATTACTACTTATTCTGGAGGATCTATTACTACTTCCAACTATATTGGAGAATTTAGTTGGGGAAGAATTTATGATCTTTCCAGAAATGAACCGAAAGAATTTAAATCTTATGGTTTTAGTGGAATTAATACTTCTGCAAGTGTAATTCGTTTCAACCCACTTAAGTATAAAAACTATGTCAACTAATAAATATTCATAAAGGTATAACTATCGATGGCAAGACAAGGAATAAATACTGGTTCTTCCCCAGATGCAGGAGATGGTGATGCACTATTAATAGGTGCTATTAAAATTAATGCCAACTTTAGTGAAATTTATACGGCCATCGGAGATGGAACTAATATTACAAATGCAATAGGATATGCAGTAACTGCTGGTATTGCTACTTATGCAAATTCATCTAGAATAGTAATTAAAGATTCTGGATCTACAGTAGGAACTGCAGGAACCATTGATTTTGGTGCAAACCTATCAGTATCTGCAATTTCTGCTGGTGTTGTTACTGTCACTGCTTCGGGGGGAACTTCATCTCAATTTGTAACCACTGCTGCTGGTATTCACACACTTTCTAATGTCGGCATCGGAACCACAAATCCAACATCAAAACTTACGGTAACTGGTGACGGAACTTTTACTGGTATAGTCACAGCATCTTCATTCTCTGGATCTGGTATAGGTCTCACAGGTATTCCTGCAGGACAACTTACAGGAGTATTGCCTGCTCTTGATGGTTCTGCGCTTATTGGTGTTGTTGGTTCTGGATCTGGTATTGTAGTTAAAGACAGTGGAACAACTGTTGGAACCGCAGGGACCATAGACTTTGGAGATAACTTAACAGTATCTGCTATCTCTGCTGGTATTGTAACTGTAACAGCATCTAGTGGTGGAGGATCTTCACTAACAGTTAAAGAAGTTGCAGGTAGATTTGGTGCAACTAATTTATCTGTTTCTAATGTCACTGAATTAAGATTTAATAATGCTGCTGGTTTTAATGTTGAAGATGAAACTGGTGGAGTTGCATTTATTGATCTTGGAAGCACTTTTAATCCTTGGTATGTTTATGGTCAAGATACATTAAAGGCAGATGGTGAAGAACCAATTGAATTTGTTGCTGGTCCTGGAATTGCAATAACTACTAAAGCAGTATCTTCTGTTGGTATTGGAACCACGTTATCAAAAGCAATAACGATAGGAATTTCTAATAATTTAAACTTTTCTGGTGTAACAACCTTGGGCACACTCAATGTTGGAACTGGTGGAACTGTAATCACCACAACTTCTGCTGGTTTGGTGGGTATCGGAACCACAAATCCAATATCACAACTAGATGTTTTAGGAACAGTAAATTTTGATTGTAATGACGGTAATACATTTACCTCAGTTGGAATTGGTACATCAATTGTAGATATTTCTACACCTCTTTTAAATGTTGATGCTCCTAATATTGCAATCAATACTCCGGGGGGATTTTTCCAAACTGATGTTGGAACATTTATACTTAATTCTGATACAATTTTATTAAACTCTCCGTTCCCACAAACATTTACTCTTCCTACTATTTCTATTGCATCTTCTGCTCCTGGTTTAAGTGGTCCTGCTACTTTTACTTTAGGTCAAAATATTGATGGAAGTGGTGAGGATCATCTAGGATTCATTTACGATAATTTTGGAGGAACTTCTGGTATTGGAGGGATTGCAAGAATCTTTACTTCAAATGGTGACTTAAAAATTGTCACAGATTTTAATGGAACCGCAACAGGTTCAAATATTACTATTGGTTCTGAAGATATCATTTTTACAGATAAAACAGAAACTCTAGAGTATGCAAGATTTAATAGTTCTGGAAATCTTGGTATTGGAACCACAAATCCAACAAGTGCTCTTACAGTAATAGGAAATACTTCTCTTGAAACTTTAGATGTAATTGAACATACTGAACTTAATAATCTGAATGTTACTGGTGTTTCTACTTTTGCTGGTATCACTACAGTTACTGGACCAACATTATTTACAAATCAATTAAGTGTTTCTGGTATTGTTACTGCGACATCTTTCAGATCCACTACTACAACTGGTGATGGATCAGATGTTGGATTTGCTATCAAATATTATATTACTGCAAGTGGATCTTCTGCATATAGACTCGCTGGCCCTGGAGTATTGAATAGCACCGATAATCCAACTCTTTACTTACATAGAGGATTTACTTATATTTTTGAAAATTCTACAGGTGGATCTCATCCATTTGCGATTCGCACAAGCAGTGGAGGATCTGGTTATACTACTTCATTCTTGAGTGGATCTCAAACTGGAACGCAAATATTTACAGTTCCTTTTGATGCTCCAAATACTTTAGTTTATCAATGCACCCACCACTCAGGTATGGTTGGAACCCTTAATATCGTTACGTAAATCAATCTAATCTAATCATAAATAGATAAAAAACTCATAAAATGTCCGCAATTATAACTGATCAATTAAGAATACTGAATGCTAAGAGTTTTGTTTCTGCAGCAATCTCTTCTTCAAATTCTTATTATGCTTTTGTAGGTCTTCCTAATGCGACTGATTATTCATCTACTTGGGATGTAACTCCTCCAGCACCAAAGGATAACTTTGATCAGGAGAATGATTATTGGGATACGATGATTGCTCTCAAGAAGATTGGAGAAGATGATGTAAAGCAAGTTGTCCGTAAAGTCACCTGGCAGTCAGGAACAACTTATGATATGTATCGTCATGATATTAGTAGAACCAATACTTCTAAGCCTTCTGGATCAACAAGTTTATACTCAGCAAACTATTATATTGTAAACAGTGATTATAGAGTTTATATTTGTTTGCAGAATGGCACTTCTCCAGAAAATCCAGAAGGAAGACCCTCACTTGATGAACCAACATTTGTAGATTTAGAACCAAGATCTGCAGGAACAAGTGGTGATGGATATCTTTGGAAGTATCTCTACACCATCAAACCAAGTGATATTATCAAATTTGATTCTATTAACTTTATTCCTGTTCCTAAGAGCTGGGAGACAAGCACTGAGAATGCTTCTGTTAGAAACAACGCATCAACGAGTGGTCAATTAAAAATTGTCACCATCACAAATCGTGGAGTAGGTCTTGGAACTGCTAATAGAACTTATACCAGAGTTCCTATTAAAGGTGATGGCAGTGGAGCCGAGTGTACTATTACCGTTAACAACGATTCAAAGGTAGAGTCAGTTGTAATTTCTAAAGGTGGATCAGGATATACTTATGGTACTGTAGATATTGCTGCAGGTAATGTACCTACCGGATCCACATCTCCAGTCTTTAATGTCATCATCCCACCCCAAGGAGGTCATGGAGCAGACATTTATAGAGAACTGGGTGCATATAATGTGATTGTTTATTCTAGAATTGAAAATGATTTAGAAAACCCCGATTTTATTACAGGAAATCAGATTGCTAGAGTGGGTCTTGTGGAAAATCCAGAAGCATATGACTCGACTTCAGTTCTGACTTTAGATAAAGCAAGTGCAGTAGGTGCAATAAAGTTAACTGGTATTGGATATAGTAGTGCTTCTTTCCCCGCAGATAGTAGAATTATCCAAACTGTCGGGGTCGGATCTACTGCAGTTGGAAGAGTAATTTCTTATGATCAAAATACTGGTGTCTTGAAATACTGGCAAGATAGATCACTTGCAGGTTTCAATACAGATGGAACTGCAAATACAACACCAACTTATGGATTTAATCTGAATAGATTTACATCTACAGTAGGAACTGGTGGAACAACTACGATTGTCGGAACAGCCAATTCTCTTACTATTGATACAAACTTCACAGGTATATCTACCGTAATAAATAATAGAACATACTATTTGGGTCAATCATTCTCGTCGGGTGTATCTAATCCAGAAGTTAAGAAATACTCTGGAAATATCATTTATGTTGATAACAGACCTTCGATAACTAGATCAACAAATCAAAAAGAAGATATCAAAGTCATTTTGCAATTCTAAAGAATTATGCCACAGGAAACTAACCTCAACGTCTCTCCATACTTTGACGATTTTGATCCAGCAAAAAATTATTACAAGGTTTTATTTAAACCAGGATATCCTGTTCAGGCTCGTGAATTAACGGGACTACAATCAACTCTTCAAAATCAAATTGAACAGTTTGGTAATCATATTTTCCGAGAAGGATCTGTTGTAATTCCTGGAGGAGTTAATTATCTCAGGCAAGTTCCTGCGGTTGTTTTAGAAAATACATTTAATAATGTGAATGTAGATGGGTATATTGATAATCTTCTCAATAAAGTTGTAATAGGCCAAGATTCTGGAGTTAAGGCAAAGGTAATTTATATACTAAAACAAACCGATTCGAATAATAATAATACAAATACTATTTTATATTTAAATTATTTGAATACTAGTGAAACTGGCAATAGTTCTTTTAGTGATGCTGAAAATTTGATAGTTGAGGAAACTGTATCTCCAGGATTTACAGAAATAACTCCAATACAAGCAAATCAAGCATTTGCGACTACAATAAACACAGAATCTTCTATTTCAGGATCTATGGTGATTCTGTCTGAGGGAGTGTATTTCTTAAGGGGAACATTTGTTAGTGTAGCTTCTCAAACATTAATACTTGATTATAATTATAGTTGGCCCACTTATAAAGTGGGTCTTAGAATTTATGAAGAAATTGTAAACTCTGATATTGACGAATCTTTAGTAGATAATGCTAAAGGATTTTCAAATTATGCTGCACCTGGGGCGGATAGACTTAAAATTACAGCAATTTTGGATAAAATATTATTAACAGATAATAGCGCAGATAATTTTGTAGAACTGATAAGGGTTCAAGACGGAAGAATATCAAGACAAAATACAAATACTCAATATAGTGAATTATCTGATGAATTTGCCAGAAGAACATATGATGAATCTGGAGATTATTATATAAAACCATTAAAAGTAGAAATTAAAAACTCTCTTAATAATAAGAAAGGTAATAATGGAATTTTTGAAGAAAATCAATTAACACCTCAAGGAAGTGTTCCTTCCGATGATCTTGGGTCATATAAGATTTCTCCAGGAAAAGCATACGTTAAGGGATATGAAGTAGAACTATTATCTTCAACAATAGCTGACTTTGAGAAGCCAAGAACCACAAAAACTCTCAATAATCAAAGCATTATATATTCTACCGGTGCAACATACTCTCTCAATAGAGTGTATGGTTCTCCATCTGTTGGAATTTCTACTTATGTTGTTAGTTTAAGAGATTCTAGAGTTGGTTCTAGTCAATTTTCATCAACAGGGAAAGAAATTGGAGTTGCTAGAGTATATGACTTTGCTTTAGAGTCTGGTTCTTACGACTCAATTCTTCCAAACACAAATCAGTGGGAAATTTCACTATATGATATTCAAACTTATACCGAAATTTCTCTGAATGAACCAATCACACTTACCACTCCAACTTTTATTAAAGGAAAAGCAAGTGGTGCAAAAGGATTTTTGAGATACGATGTTAATAACTCAGGAATCATTACTGCATATAATACAAAAGGAACTTTTGCAAAAGGTGAAAAATTTGTATTTGATGGAATAGAAAATAATAGAGTTGCAACTGCAATTACATCTTATGGAACTGGAGATGTAAAATCTTTGTATGGAATTGTCGGATCTGCATCAACATTTACCGCAGACACAAGACAGTATTCATCAGTAAATGTTGGTCTTGTTAATATTACACCTGTTTCATCTGGAATTTCCACAGTAACTTCTTCAGATTTTACTTTTGTTGGGGTTGCAACTGCTGGAAATTTGGTTTCCTTCTCTAATGTTGGATTAACAACGTCTGTTTTTGCTAAAATTATTTCTGTATCAGAGAAAAGTATTACTATTTCAGGAGTTACAACAGTAACAGGAATTTGTGAAGGTGCATTACCAACCACAAGTATCAACCCATCAGATTTTAATATTTTAAAATCAAGATTTTTAAATTCCAGTGATAATACTTTATATACTCCATTGGGAAAAAAGTATATTTCTTCGGTAGATCTTTTAGACTCTCAACTTGTTATTAGAAAGCAGTTTGATGTTACCATTTCTTCAAATTCACTGACAGTATCTCCAACAGAAATCTTATCTAACGAAGTATTTTTACCATTTGATGAAGAAAGATATGTTCTCATTAGAAATGATGGTAGCACTGAGCCATTAAGTTCTGATCAATTTGTATTTACTTCTGGAGGAAGAGAACTTACAATTAACGGTCTTCAGTCTAATGGAACTGCAAGGTTAATTGCAACCCTACAAAAAATAAATATCAAAGCAAGAGTAAAGAATAAAAATAGAGTTAACTCAACTATTATCAATAAGTCGATTTATAGTTATTCTGGCACCAATACTGGTGTAGGAAATACAACCAGTAATGATGGATTGGTGTTTGGAAATTATCCTTACGGAACTAGAGTACAAGATGATGAATTGTGCTTAAATGTTTCTGAAGTGACAAAAATATTTGCAGTATTTGAATCATCAGGTATACAGGATCCTACACCACCAAACGCCATCTTACAAAATATTTCATCAACATCAGCAACTACATCCGAAATAATTATAGGAGAAGAAATAGTTGGATCTCAAAGTGGAAATGTTGCAGTTTGTTTAGAAAAACCAACATCACTTTCCGTCAATTATGTTAGTGTAAATGGTCTTTCCTTTAATGAAGGCGAAAGTGTAACATTTAAAGAATCTGGAGTCACTGCAATAATTAATACGATTACTGCCGGTTCTAATGATATTAAAAATAATTACACTGTAGATAATGGACAAAGAAGCACTATTTTAGATTATTCGAGATTGATCAAAAAACAAAATGTATCGGCACCTAGCAAAAAGTTAAAAATATATTTTGAATCTGCATATATTCCAACGTCTGATTCTGGAGATATTACAATTGCAGATTCTTACAATCAGTTTGATTATTGTGATTTACAATCCATAGATTCATATAGAACATCAGATATAATTGATACTAGACCTATAGTTGATCAATTTGATCCAAACTCAGCAACTAGATCTCCTTTTGAGTTTTATGGAAGATCTTTTGATAATGATCAGAATTCGTCTTTAAATGTTTTAGCATCTGATGAAAATATAGTTTGTAATTATTCATTCTATCTTGGAAGAATAGACAGAATATACTTATCATCGCAAACTAATACATCAAATTCATCTGATAGTAATTTTAGAGTTCCTGTTATTTTGGTAAAACAAGGAACTCCTTCAGAAAATCCACAATTACCAGATGAAATTTCTGAAGGAATAGAAGTTGCAAGAATTACTTTACCACCATACCTTTGCGATTTAAGAAATGCATCGATTTCTTTGATTGACCACAAGAGATATAGAATGCAAGACATTTCTGGTCTCGAAACAAGAATCAAAAATTTAGAATTTTATACTTCACTATCATTACTTGAAAATAATGCCAAAAATCTACAAATAAAAGATGCAACTGGTTTGGACAGATTTAAATCTGGTATTTTTGTAGATAATTTTACCACAACGTCTTTCCAAAATAAGACTGGTTTTGTAAAAAACAGTATTGATACAATTAATTGCGAATTAAGACCTTCTCCATACACTACTGAAATTGATCTTCTTCTTGGGAGTAGAACATCTAACCTCGCATTTATTGATTCCGAAGCTCCAAACAGTAATATTATTGGCGAAAATATTAGAAGAAGTGGGATAGGCACTGGAAATGTTGGTAAAGGTATTATAACATTAGACTATGTAGAATTCCCAGAAATAATTCAACCTTTTGCAACTAGAATTGAAAATGTTACCCCATACTTGGTTACATCTTATAATGGATCTATTGAATTAAATCCTTCTTCTGATATTTGGGTAGATCCTGTAAGATTACAACCTTTAACAGTGGAAGGTATTGAGGGCCAAACAACAACTATTAATGTTCAATTAGATGAATCTAATTTTGATCCTCAGGCAGGATGGAACCCAGTTTCTTGGGGTGCTTGGCAAAATAATTGGACTGGTCGATCAGTATCAAGTACGACTAGAGGTTTTGTTGAAACTATTACAACAACACAGACAGGAACTGCTACACGTACAGGAACATCCTCAAGAGCTCTAAACTACAATAATGAGGTATCTATTGGAAATAGAGTTGTTAGTGTTGACGTATCTCCTTTTATGAGATCTAGAAATATTGAATTTAATGCTAAGAGACTGAGACCATTTTCTAGAGTCTATGCATTCTTTGATGGAGAAGATGTAAATCAATATATCACTCCTAAACTTATTGAAATAGAAATGTTGGAGGGAACTTTTAGTGCTGGTGAAGAAATAACAGGATTACTGGGTCCTGGAGATATTTCAAGACCAATAGATCTATTCACTGCAAGATGTGCTTCTCCTAATCATAGATATGGTCCCATCACAAACCCAAGTGACATTTTTGAGTTTAATCCATACAATCAAACTCAAATAATTCCATCTACTTATTCTGCATCATCGACTATTTTGAATGTGGATACAGGTTCTTTATCTGATTTATCTGAAGGGAATTTTGGTGGAAGTATTTCTGTAGGAATGATTCTAAATGGAAAATCTAGTGCAGCACGAGCAGTAGTTAGAAATATAAGATTAATTACCGATGTTACTGGTGTCGTTATTGGATCATTCTTTGTTCCCGATCCAAATGTTACGACCAACATTAGTTTCACTACAGGTACAAAAACACTAAGATTGACTAGTGATAGTTCAAATTCACCAATACCTGGAGAATTGGTTTCTTTAGCTGAAACTAATTTCTTTGCTGACGGATTAATTACTCAAAACCAAGAAACTATACTTTCGATAAGAAATACTGAAATTCAAAATGCTACAATCTCAGCATCAAGACCTATAACACAAACAACAACTCAAACTATTGATAGAACACCACCACCACCTCCTGCTCCGCCGCCACAAGCACCACCTCCAGGATGGCCAAATAATTGGGTTTCTCCTGCGGCATCAAATCCTCCAGTTACTTTTGATTGGATTGCTCCATGGGTACTTGGATATGCAGATCCTTTGGCACAAACATTCAAAATAGGAAATGATTCCGATAGTATAGGAAGATATGTTACTAGTATCGATCTTTATTTCCAATCCAAAGATGAAGTTCTTCCTATAGAAATACAGTTAAGATCTGTTTCTTTGGGAACACCGACATCAGAAATTTACCCTTTCAGTAAAGTTATAGTTTATCCTGAGGATATTAATATTTCCGAAGATGCTTCAATTCCAACGAAAATTTATTTCCAAGCTCCTGTTTATTTGCCAGGAAACAAAGAACATGCTATTGTAATAATTTCAAATTCAAACGAATATAATGTTTGGATTTCTAGACTAGGTGAAGTTGATATAACCACTGCAAGTGGCCCAGAGTCTGCTCAAAGATTTGTTTCATCTCAAACTTTGTTGGGATCTTTGTTTAAATCACAAAATGCATCAACGTGGACTCCTAGCCAATATGAAGATTTGAAATTTAACCTTTATTCTGCAGCGTTTACTGAGCAAGGATCAGTAACTTTCTTCAACCCAGAACTAAATCAGAATAACAAACAAATTGCAGTTCTTCCTAAAGATTCTATTCAAATAGCGTCTAGAAAAATTAGAGTTGGTTTAGGAACAACGTTAACTGATTCAAACTTAATTATAGGCAATCAAATATCACAATTTGGTTCTAATGCTACAGGAACTTATGTTGGTGCTGCGGGATCTGCAACTGGAACTCTTCAAATTATTAATGCAGGTATTGGATATACGCCATCTAGCGGTTCTTTAACTTATAATGATGTTTCTCTGAATTCAGTAACTGGTAATGGTAGGGATGCTAAGGCAAACATTACTATTCAAAATGGTGTTGCAATAGCTGCAACAGTTTCTGTTGGTGGTACTGGTTATTCTGTTGGAGATGTTCTTACAGTTTCATCTATTGGTATTAATTCTCTTGGAAGAAATTTAAGACTTTCTCTTGTTGGTATAGCAGGAACTAACGAATTAATATTAGATAATGTTCAAGGAGATTTTGTCGTTGGTCTTGGAAATACTTTAAATTATTCCAGTTTTACTGGAGCAGGAATAACTGCAGTTAATGGTGGAGGAGTGTTTGTATCATCTACACCAATAGTAGAGTCTGATGGTTTACATATTAAGGTGAATCATCGCAATCATGGAATGCACTCTTTGACAAATACCGTAGTTATTTCTAATGTGGTATCGGACGTAGAACCAGCAAAACTTTCATTAGAGTATCCACAAAGTTCTACTGATTCTATATCAATTTCTTCTGGATTTAGTACTGCATTCTCGACATTTGAGAATGTTGGGGTCGGAACAACTAACCCTGGTTATGTTTTAATTGATAGTGAGATTATTTCATACACTGGAGTTGTTGGTAATAGTTTAACAGGTATTACAAGAGGTGTGGATTCTACGATAGTTCTTACTCATCCTATCAACTCCTTTGTCTACAAGTATGAGTTGGGAGGAGTTTCCTTAAGAAGAATTAATACCACTCACCAACTTCAAGATGCTACAGTGAGCAATCCAATTGGATTAGATTATTACCATGTAAAGGTTGGTATGAGCACAAATGGAATCGATAGAACAATTGGGACCAGTATTCCAAAACTATATTTAAATTCAACAAAATCAATTGGAGGATCAAACATTAATGCAACTCAAAATATTGCTTTTGAAGTTGCAAGACCAATAGTTCAAACTGTTGTTCATCCAGAAACTCAATTAAATGCTGAAATTAGAACAACAAGTGGAACTAGTATTTCAGGATCTGAAATTTCTTTCGAAAATCAAGAGTTTACTCCACTATCTCTCGATGATGATAATTACTTCTCTACACCAAGAATAGTAGCATCTCGCATAAATGAAACAACAAAATTAACCGACAACTTTGATAATAAATCTATGGAGATGAGACTTAATCTCAGAACAAGTGATTTTAGATTATCCCCAGTTATTGATCTTGAACGTGTTGGAATGATTTTAGTATCAAACAGAGTTAATAATGTAATAACAGATTATGCTACAGATTCTAGAGTTTCTACTCTAAAAGATGATCCATCATCTTTCATTTATGCAACAAAGAATATTCAGTTAGAAATTCCAGCAACATCTATACGAGTGATTGTATCTGCATATATTAATCCATACGCAGATCTTAGAGCTTTATATTCTATTACGACTAATCCAAGTGAAGATCCTATTTACTATCCATTCCCAGGATATTCCAATAGAATAGAGTCAGGTCAAGTAATTGATCCTGCAAATAATGACGGAACATCAGATACTTTTGTTACTAAGAATGATACTCTTGGATTTGATAGTAATGAAATTGCATTTAAAGATTATGAATTTACTGTTGATAATTTAGAATCATTCAGATACTTTAGCATTAAACTTATTGGTACTTCTACTAATCAATCATATCCACCAAGATTGAGAGATTTAAGAGTTATTGCAGTTGCTTAATATGAAGAGAGTGAAAGTAAAAGATGAAATTAATTTATTTCGTGATGTATCCACAAATGCAATAGTTAATACTGACATGCAAGCATATAACAACTATATTAATTCCAAAAAAATCAAAGAACAAGAGTCCAAGAGAATTAAAAATATAGAAAATGAACTTACTGATGTAAAAAGTGATTTGAATGAGATTAAAACCCTATTAAGGAAATTGGCAAATGAATCCTGACAAAATACAACTAGAAGATGTAAATAAAATGTTTGAATATGAGAAACTTTCTAGGGATATAGATAGTGTAGATGATATTGAAGTTCTCAAGAACTACGCAAAATCCTACATTAAATTATATCTAAAACAACAAGAAGTTGTATCTAAGTTCTAATGGCTTCTCACACAATCACTTTTGATCCAACAGCAGGTGTTGCATATGGCGCAAATCTTGTCATCAACACTGGATCAACTTTCAAGGATAGTTTTACTGTAAAAACTACATCAGGATCTGCTTTCAATTTTAATGGTTGGACTGGATCCTCACAGATGGCTAAGAGTGTTTCTATTGGATCTTCTTCTTATGCTGCAGCGACTTTTGCGGTAGGATTCACAAGTGCCATTGGAGGAAAGTTTGATATTTCTCTAGGTTCAACTGCAACAAGATCATTAACTGAAGGAAGATATGTCTATGACATTCTCGTAAGTTCAGGATCTACAATTTACAGGATTGCAAGTGGAAACGTTTTAGTAATTCCTGGAATATCATCAGCACCATAAATACCTTGAGGGGTAATTGGATAAATGGCACAACCATCATCTAGGCAAGAATTAATTAATTATTGTAAGAGAAAACTGGGAGCTCCAGTTTTGGAAATTAACGTTGCTGATGAACAAATCGAAGATTTGGTAGATGATGCTATTCAATTTTTTCAAGAAAGACATTTTGATGGAGTTTATCCAACATTCCTGAAGTATAAGATTACCGCTGATGATATTAATAGAGGTAGAGCAAGACCAACTGGTGGAGTTGGTATTAGTACCATAACTGTTGATAATAATGTTGGTTTGACTACTCAATTCAATTTTTATGAAGGTGGAAATTATTTACAAATTCCACCTTCCGTTATCGGTGTAAATAAAATATTTCACTTTGATGGAACTAATACCATCACAAATAATATGTTTAGTATGAAATATCAGTTGTTCCTTAATGATATTTACTATTGGGGATCTACTGAACTCCTCACTTATGCAATGGTAAAAACTTATCTTGAAGATATTGAGTTTTTACTTACAACACAAAAACAGATTAGATTTAATAAAAGACAAGATCGTTTATATTTGGATATAGATTGGGGATCTGTTACTGCAGGAACATATCTAATTATTGATTGTTACCGAACATTAGACCCAAGTGATTACTCTAGAGTTTGGAATGACTCTTTCCTGAAGATGTATCTGACTGCATTGATTAAAAAACAGTGGGGACAAAATTTAATTAAATTCCAAGGTGTAAAACTTCCAGGTGGTGTAGAACTTAATGGAAGACAAATTTACGATGATGCTCAAAAAGAACTTGATGATATCATGGAAAGAATGTCCAACACTTATGAGCTTCCACCTTTAGATATGATTGGATGATATGTTAAATCCATTCTTCCTTCAAGGTTCTAATTCAGAACAATCATTAATTCAAAGTTTAGTCAATGAACAACTCCGAATGTATGGAGTTGAAGTTTATTATTTGCCTAGAAAGTATGTGACTGAAAGAAAAGTAATAAAGGAAGTCATAGAATCAAAGTTTGATAATGCATATCCAATAGAAGCTTATGTGGATACTTATGATGGATATGAGGGTCAGGGAACTATTCTTTCAAAGTTTGGTGTACAACCATTAAATGATTTAAATTTAATCATATCAAAAGAAAGATTTGAATCTTATATTTCTCCTTTAATAAAGAATTTACCAGATATAAAATTATCTACGAGACCAAAAGAAGGAGATTTAATTTGGTTTCCTCTTGGAGATAGATTGTTTGAGATTAAATTTGTTGAACATGAAAAACCTTTTTATCAACTTCAAAAAACTTATGTTTATGAGTTAAGATGCGAACTCTTTAGATATGAAGATGAAATTGTTGATACTGGTGTGGATTATATAGACGATAATGTGTCTAAAGAAGGTTATATTCAAACTCTTACAATGGTAGGATTGGGAATAACAGCTACAGCAGTTGTTAGTGGTATTTGTACAACTGGCGGAGTAAGGTTCATAACCATTTCAAACAGAGGTAATGGATATAAATCCAGACCAAGAGTTGCTATTTCATCAGCACCAGCTGGTGGAGTCACAGCTGTTGGAATTGCAACTTTGATTGGGGATCTTGTAGATTGTAATGGTGTTACCGAAAATTACAAGGTACAAGGTATTGAATTAATTAATCCTGGATGTGGATACACTGTAGCTCCTTCTGTGGTTGTTGTTGGAGGAGGTGGTGTTGGATTTGCCGCAACCACAACAATCGGTAATGGTGTAATCGGACCAGTTTCTATTACTAGTGGTGGAGGTGGATATTCAACTCAACCAACGGTTACATTTAGTTCACCTGGAGCTGGAGTTACCGCTACTGGTAGAGCTTATATCAGTACATCTGGAATAGTAACTGCTATCTACATCACTAATGCTGGACTTGGATACACATCAATTCCAACAGTTACGATTTCATCGCCATATTCATCTGGTGCTGGAAGTTATAAATACAATGAAACTGTAACTGGTAGTATCAGTGGTACAACAGCTCTTGTTAAAAAATGGAATTCTGTCACCAGTCAATTAGAAGTTTCAAATATTAGTGGAACTTTTGTTAATGGTGATATACTTGTTGGATCCAAATCAGGAGCTTCTTATGGGGTAAGATTAATTAATACTGACAATCTTGTAGATCCTTTTGCTGATAATGATAATATCGAACTAAAAGCTGATTTAATACTTGATTTCTCAGAAACTAATCCATTCGGAAACCCATAAATAATATATCATACTTTCCTGACAAATGTTTGAATATTTTTATCACGAGATACTGAGAAGAACGATTGTTTCGTTCGGAACATTATTCAATAATATAAACATCAAACACACGAATGATTCGAACAACACCGTGAGTATGATGAAAGTTCCTCTTGCTTATAGTCCAACACAAAAGTTTCTAGCAAGATTAGAACAAGTCCCAGATTTAAATAAACCAGTTCAAATGTCATTGCCAAGAATGTCATTTGAGTTTCTCGGTTTGACTTATGATACATCTAGGAAAGTAACAACAACACAAGCATTTCTTTCTGGATTGAGCTCTGATAAAACTCAACCCAGAAAAACATATATGCCTGTTCCATACAATATGTCATTTGAACTTAACATTTACACTAAGTTGAATGATGATATGCTTCAAATTATTGAACAAATTCTTCCTTATTTTCAACCAGCTTACACTTTATCTGTAGATTTAGTTGATACAATTGGAGAAAAAAGAGATGTTCCAATTATTTTTGAAGGGATTGAAATGAGAGATGAATATGAGGGGGATTATTCACAAAGAAGAGCTCTAATTTACACTTTAAGGTTCGTAGCTAAAACATACCTGTTCGGTCCAGTTTCCGATGTCTCCAAAGATATCATCAAAAAGACATCTGTTGGATTCGTTGCTGGAGATTCGAGAAGCACCACGAGAGATCTTACATATCGTGTTGATCCTGTAGCCACAAAAAGCTATACAAACAATATAGTTACAACTCTTGTTGGTGATATCAATAAGACAGTATCAACTATAGAAGTTGCCAATGCATCATCTATTTCAATCTTTAATATTCTAGTAATCGATGAAGAAAACTTCAAGGTTACGAATAAGTCAGGAAACAAACTTGCTGTTGAAAGATCTTATGATAAAACTACTGCAGCAGATCATGTTGGGGGATCTAATGTTAATGTGATTACATCAGCAGATACTCCACTAATAAAAATTGGAGACAACTTTGGATTTGATGGATCTTTTTAAGAGTTAGAGTATGAAAATGACAAAAAAATTCGATGATTTGAATGATGCCTTTAATGTTGCTGGAGATATAGTTTCTCGTGAAGTAGAATCTATTGAAGAAAAAGTAGAATCTATAGCCTCTGTTTCAAATGACCTGAAGAAAGATTACGAATATACTAGAGGAAACTTGTATTCTATTATTGAAAAAGGTCAAGAAGCACTTAATGGTATTTTAGAACTTGCTCAAGAAAGTGAAATGCCAAGAGCTTATGAAGTTGCTGGACAACTTATCAAAAATGTTGCTGATGCTACAGATAAACTTATTGACCTTCAAAAGAAGTTAAAAGATATTGACGAACAAAAAGTCAAAGGGCCCACAAATGTCACGAATGCACTTTTTGTTGGTTCTACGGCAGAGTTATCTAAACTGTTAAAGAACGGACTTACCGAAGATAATAAATAGTACCAAGGGAGAGAAATCCCAAAGTACTATTGTTGCTAATAAGATGTCAAAGGATGAGTTACCTTCGATTGAGCAGTTTGTCAATAATGACAATTTGCCCTCCGTAGAAGATTTTTTAACAGAAGAGGTAGAGCAGGAATTACCTTCTGTTGAAAATTTTATTGAGAAAGAAGAAAACGAAATACAAGAATTAAACGAAGAGTTCGTACCAGAAGAAAAGAGTTTTGAACTCAATGAAGTTCTTCGACTGATTAATGATGTCAGGGAAAGTATTCCCAATATTCCAGAAATAAAATATTATGACAAGGAACTTGAAGATATTTGCGAGTCGATTCAGTTAATCGCATCTGCTATTCCAGAAGTCAAATATTATGATTCTGATATTGAAAAATTACAAAAAGATATTCAAGAAGTTAGATCTGAGATTCCTGTTTTTCCAAAGTGGGTAAATGAGGTAAATGAAGTTCCAGACTTCTCTTGGATCGGAAAAACATTTAGTGTTATTGATGATGATTTCATTAAGGTCAATGACACGATCGAAACTCTTCGTGAAAGAGTAGAAATCAACTTAAGAGAAGTTGTAGAGGAAAACGAAACAAAACATTTTGAAACCAAAGTTCAACTTGAAACCGAAATCAAGGAAATAGATGAAAAATATCAAGAAGTAAAAGATAGAATTTGGAAAGAACTTAGAGAATCATCTCTTAAAATTTGGGAATATCATAAAGAGTTTAAAGATGATGATCGTAAGTTAAAAAAACAAATTACAAATGAGTATAATTTTCTCAAGAATAATTTAGAAGAAAAACTTAAAGAATTTAACGAGAACAGTATAAAGACAGATAAGGTTCTCTTAGATTATTTTGAAAATTTAAAGAAGGAAATTTCAAGTCTCCCTGAGGTTAAGTATTATGATGAAGATATTAATCATGTAAGAAATGATATCAAAGATCTTTATGATCTTGTAAGGACAATTAAATCTGAACAGAAAGATTTACAAGAAAGTATATTAAGAGAACCACCAGAAGAGAAAGAATCTATTGGATCTGCACCAGATCCATTAACTCCACTTGATCAAAAATTTGCAACATTAGATGATCTTGCAAATCATTATAGAATTTTCATTAATAGAATTCAAACACAACTTTCGACAATGGGAGGTGGTGGTGCCGGATTCATTAAGGATCTTGATGATGTTTCTTTTGATCAGACTACTGGAAATGGGAAACTTTTAATTTATAATGGATCTCAATGGGTTGGCATTGCGAGTGAAAGCATAGGTGGTAGTGTTGGTGCTGGAGGGACTTGGCAGGTTGACTCTGTAGGTATCCATACCACAAAGAATGTTGGTGTTGGAACCACTGCAAGATCCAACTATAAACTCTACGTAGAAGGTGATGCACTCTTCACCGGTAATGTTTCCGTAGCTGGAACTGTAACTTATGAAGATGTAACTAATGTTGATTCTGTTGGTATTATTACTGCAAGAAGTGATGTAATTGTTCAACAAAATCTTTCGGTTGCGGGGGTTGCAACATTTAATACATTAAGTGGTGTTGGAACAGTTTATGTTGGACTCGGTAGTACCGCACTCTATGTTGATGGTAATGCTCGTGTTACTGGTATTCTTACGGTAGGTAAGGCATCGGTAACAATTGATGGTAATAATAATATAATTCGTGCTGGTGATGTTTTCATTACAGGATCTTCAATTACTATTGGAGATAATGTAACAATTAACACTGGTGCCACTGGTATTAACTCAGCACCAAATGTCATTTATGTTGCTAAAGACGGTGATGATAGTAAAAATGGAACATCTATAGATAATGCAAAATTAACAATTGCTGGTGCAGTAGCAATTGCTCAAACAGGAACTACTATTAAAGTTCTTTCCGGAACCTATAACGAAAATAATCCCATAACAGTTCCTGCTTTTGTATCTATTGTTGGGGATAATTTAAAAACAGTAACAGTAATTCCAAATAATTCAACTCAAGATATTTTTCATGTCAACAAAGGAACTTATCTTGCCAACATGACTTTTGTTGGACATGTTACGCCAAGTGCCGCAGTTGCTTTCCCATCATCAGGTGCTATCAATGTTGGTGGTGGTAGTTGGGAAAGTCCTTACGTTCAAAACTGCACCAGTAATACAACAACTGGAACAGGTATGAGAATCGATGGAAATCTTGCCGAGGGATTGAAATCAATGGTTGTTGATAGTTACACTCAATACAATCAAGGTGGAGTTGGTATTGCAGTAACTAATAACGGTTATGCTCAGTTAGTTAGCGTCTTTACCATTTGCTGTAATGAAGGAATTACTGCATATAAAGGAGGACAATGTTCTCTTACAAATAGCAATACAGATTTTGGAACCCACGGATTAGTTGCTGATGGAGTTAGTGATCTTCAGTTTACAGGAATAGTAACAACCAGTGCATCTGCAGGAACAGATAGAGTTACCGTTGCAATTAATACAACTACGAGGCCATATGAAGGTCAAGTTCTTTATTTTGATACTTTATATTATACTGTAGAAAGTATTACGGTAACGAATGGTGGTAGTGGATATACTTCAACACCATCAGTCACATTAGCAACGCCATCGGGTCCTAATGGATCAACAGCAACTGCATTTGCCACTCTGAATGGTGACAGAGTTTCTACGATTACAATTATTTCTAGTGGATCTCAATATACATCAGCACCTTCTGTGACTATTTCAGCACCAGATACTGGAATTACTGCAACGGCTTCGGCAAATATTTCTCCTGTTTACTATACAATAAATAGTTCAACTCCAGTAGTATCTGGAATAACGACTATCACAATAGATGAAAACCTGAACAACACTATTGGTGTTGGAAGCACTGCTTATTTTTATCAAGTAAGCACAATTACAGCAAGTTCTCATACATTCGAATATGTCGGATCTGGTAATGACATTGCTACTGCTGTTCCTTTACGGGGTGGTGTAGCAGTTCAGGAAAATGAAGTTGTATCTAGAAATGGTGGAAGAGTAGTCTTTACAAGCACAGATCAAGCAGGTAATTTTAGGATTGGTGATGGCATTATCATTAACCAAAATAATGGAACAATTAGTGGTAGAGCATTTACAAGAAGTTTATTTAATCAAATGACACCGTTCATCTTAGCATTAAGTTAGTATGGCACAATTATCACTCAATAATTTCAAAACAGTAACACTAGAAGTAACTACAGGTATTCAGACTGTATATACTGCACCCACTGGATATACTTCTATTGTGTTATATGCCCATGTAACAAATATTGGATCAGCCACAGAAACGGTGACTGTTTCTCATAAAAGAAGCACAACATCTACAGAAATTGCAAAAGCAGTAGCAGTTCCTCCAAATGATGCATTTGTGCCAATGGATGGTAAGTTGGTTTTAGAAACCAGTGATTCTGTGGTTATTTCCGCAAGTGCAAACTCTACATTCAAATTGATCTTAAGTATTCTGGAAACTGCAAATGCCTAAACTCATTAGTCAAAAAAACTTTTCCAATATCAATGTATCTGGAGTTACAACAACAACTTCAAGTCAATTTGCTTTGGATAGTTTTCTGAAGAGTTCTTTCAGATCAGCAAAATATCAGATTCAAATAGACCAAGGATCGTCTTATCAAACAACTGAATTTTTAGTTGTTCATGATGGTAGCACTACTTACAATACTGAGTTTGCAATTGTAAAGAGTGGAGGAGTTCTTTCAACATTTGATAGTGACATCTCTGGAAATTATGTAAGACTTTTAGCAACTCCATTTTCGGCGGCAACTCCAGTGAACTTTAAAATTATCCGAACAACTATTGATTCATAAATATAAAAAGATCCTTGATATCTTTTAATGAAATCTCAGTTTACCAAATTTACCCATAAGACTCCACATCTTGGGAAAAAGCAACACCAACTTGATCCCAACTTGGATTTAAAACAGTTAGTTCATCACGCATCAGTTCAGTATGTTGATCGTGATGCTGATGGGGATGTGGACATTTATGATAATCCCAAAAAACCAGTTCCTGATGAAAATCCAATCAAGGACTTTGGAAAGGTATCTAAAACTTTGATCGCAAAACAAAAAGGTGAAATTAAGCATACTAGAAGAGGTATGGCTTATGAAGATCTTCGTAAGTGGTTTGGAACTGGTGGAGAAGGTGGTGTAGGTGGTGGTGGATGGGATCGTTATAATACTAAAGGAGAAAGAATTGGTAAATGTGCTCGTGAACCCGGAGAGGGTAAACCAAAATGTCTTTCAAAAGAAAAGGCAGCAAAAATGTCCAAGGATGAGATTGCTGCTGCTGTAAGAAGAAAAAGAAAATCAGATCCAGTAGCAGATCGTCCAGGCAAAGGAGGAAAACCAAAGATGGTATCCAATAAGATCAAAGAAGAAACTCACGAATCAGCTCTTCCTGATTGGAATGGTCCCATGTTCTCAGCAAATCAAAAGAGATTTTGTCCAAAGTGCCAAAAGAATGAAACTCAAATGGAGTGTAAATATGGACCGAAGTATTGGGCATTATATTCATTACCATCATCAATCATTACGAATCAAATGAAATACGATATCGCACAACTTCATCCAGCAAATGAAGAGAAAGATCCTTGCTGGACTGGATATAAACAAGTTGGTATGAAGAAGAAAGGTGGAAAAAAAGTTCCTAACTGCGTTCCAGAACACACTGGAATTGTTGGAAAGATTCTCGAACAGATTGCTGGAGAAGAAGAACTTCAGAATCTTGAAGAAAAGAATGTTCCTACCAATCCATCTCTCTGGTCTAAAATGAAGTCCAGAGCAAAAGCAAAGTTTGATGTTTATCCTTCAGCTTATGCTAATGGTTGGGCAGCAAAAGAATACAAGAAAGCTGGTGGTGGTTGGAAGTCGGTAAGTGAGGAAGTTGAACTTGATGAAGCAGTAAGAGTCCCAGCAAAAACAGGAAACTTAATGCACGTAATGTTGACTTGGAAGGGTAAGATCTATTCACTGAAGATGTTCTTCCCACAAGTATCTCTTCCAAGTAGAAGTGATGTTCAGGATCAGATTGAAAAGGTTTATCCTGGATCTAGAGTTCAATCATACCATGTATCAGAGTATCAACCAGGCGAACCAATTGTTCATACTGAAGGAGCTGCTTGGACTCGTAAAGAGGGTCAGAATAAAGAGGGTGGACTTAATGAAAAAGGACGCGAATCTTACGAAAGAGAAAATCCAGGATCTGATCTTAAGTCGCCAAGTAAGAAGGTTGGAAATCCCCGCAGGGCATCATTCTGTGCCCGGATGTCCGGAATGAAGAAGAAATTAACTTCCTCAAAAACTGCTAACGATCCCAATAGCAGAATCAATAAGTCCCTTAGAGCTTGGAACTGCTAATGACTGGATCTATTAAAATTTTAGGAAACTCTCAACAATTATCAGGAATAGGAACGACAGTTTCAGATATTAATGGACTTGGATCACAGTATGTTTTAATTCAACATACTGGATCTGGAAATCACTATATAATTGAAAAAACTGGTGATGGAGTCACTGTTGGAACAGTTTATATGCCGTCCGAATCATTTCTATTAATCAAAAAAGAAAGAACTAATATTATATCTGTTAATAGTGGAAATGATATTTACGCAACTTCTGTAGTGTATCAAGGATAAAAACATTTTATGAGTGATGTATATCTTGGCAATCCACTTCTTAAGAAGGCTAATACACCAATCGAGTTTACTCAAGATCAGATTCTTGAGTTTGTACAGTGTAAAGAAGATCCGGTTTACTTTGCAAAGAACTATGTGAAGATTGTGACACTGGATAAGGGACTACAACCTTTTCAGATGTATCCCTTTCAGGAGAAGTTAGTCAATAATTTTCACAATCACAGATTTAATATCTGTAAGATGCCACGACAGACGGGTAAATCAACCACTGTAGTGTCCTTTCTGCTCCATTATGCCGTCTTTAATGATAATGTGAACATAGGTATCCTTGCAAACAAAGCAGCAACTGCAAGGGAACTCCTGGATAGGTTACAAACTGCATATGAGAACCTTCCCAAGTGGATGCAACAAGGTATTATATCATGGAATAAGGGTTCTTTAGAATTAGAGAATGGATCAAAGATTTTGGCGGCTTCTACGTCTGCAAGTGCTGTCCGAGGCATGTCATTCAATATCTTGTTCCTTGACGAATTTGCGTTCGTTCCAAACCATATCGCAGATTCCTTCTTTGCATCTGTTTATCCTACTATTACTTCTGGTAAGAGCACGAAAGTAATTATCGTTTCTACACCACACGGTATGAATCACTTCTACCGTATGTGGCACGATGCGGAAAAGAAGAAGAACGAATATATCCCAACTGACGTTCACTGGAGTGAAGTTCCTGGCAGAGATGAGGTGTGGAAGGCTCAAACAATAGCAAACACATCCGAACAACAGTTTAAGGTTGAGTTTGAATGCGAGTTTTTAGGGTCTGTTGATACTCTGATTGCTCCTAGCAAACTGAAGAGTTTAGTTTACGATCATCCACTCAAACGAAGTGCTGGTTTGGATGTTTATGAGGATGTAAAAGAGAATCATGATTATGTAATCACTGTTGACGTTGCTCGTGGAGTTGGAAACGATTACTCTGCCTTTACAGTTATAGACATTACAACTTTCCCACACAAAGTAGTTGCAAAGTATCGGAACAATGAAATTAAACCGATGTTGTTCCCAAGTATTATTGTGGATGTTGCAAAGAATTATAATGATTCTTACATCTTATGTGAAGTAAATGATGTTGGAGATCAGGTTGCAAGTATTGTTCACTATGACTTAGAGTACAATAATCTTCTTATGTGTTCGATGCGTGGTAGAGCTGGACAAATTGTTGGACAAGGGTTCTCTGGAAAGAAAACTCAACTTGGAGTTAAAATGTCCAAGACTGTTAAGAAGGTTGGATGTTTAAACCTCAAGACGATGATTGAGGAAAACAAACTTCTTCTTAATGATTATGAAATTATTGCAGAACTTACAACCTTTATTCAAAAACATAATTCATTTGAGGCAGAAGAAGGTTGCAATGATGACCTGGCTATGTGTCTGGTGATTTATGCTTGGTTAGTTGCTCAAGATTACTTTAAAGAACTTACTGATCAGGATGTTCGTAAGAGAATCTATGAAGAACAAAAGAATCAGATTGAGCAAGATATGGCACCTTTTGGATTTATTGTTGATGGGACAGATAGTGGTAGTTTTGTAGATTCTGATGGAGATAGGTGGTTTACTGATGAATATGGTGACAGAGCATATATGTGGGAGTATCTATCCTGATGGACTTGGACGGTCAAATTAAACTTGGACATTTACTTCTTAATGATAGAAAGTGCAGATCTTGTGGAGAAGTAAAAAATCTCATTGAGGGATTCTATAGAACAAGAAAAGATAGAGGCCAAGTTCCATCTTCATATTCTTATGAGTGTAAAGATTGTACTATAAAAAGAATAATATCTGAGAGAAAAAGAAAAAATCCTTTTGTAGATTGGTCATATCCTGATTGGTAGTTGTTCATACACTATTTCCCCATTCAAAAAGTTCATTTTCATAAATATTTTCAGACAAACTGAAGTATCAGGAGAAAAACATGGCGACTCCTCAATTATCTCCAGGCGTACTCGTCAGAGAGGTTGATTTAACTGTAGGGAGAGCTGATAATGTTTTAGATAATATTGGAGCAATTGCGGGTCCTTTCTCAATTGGTCCAGTTGACGATCCAATTGACATTACCACAGAACAAGAACTCATCAACGTATTTGGAAAACCACTCTCTACGGATGGCCAATACGAGTATTGGATGAGTGCATCATCATTCCTTTCTTATGGTGGTGTTCTTAAGGTTGTAAGAACAGATGGTTCTTCCCTCAACAACGCAAATGCTGGTGTAGGTTTTGCATTTACAACCTCACTCAAAATTAAAAATTTTGATGATTATCAAGCAAACTATGCTGATGACATTGCAGATTATGTGTTTGTCGCAAAGAATCCAGGTTCTTGGGCAAACAACCTCAAGATCTGTGTAATTGACGACAAAGCAGACCAAACTCTTGGAATTACAACTACTAATCCAGGTGATGCTGGTGCAGTTATCGGATACGGTGTAACAACTCCTCTTGTAAACGCTGTTATTCCTGGTGTTGGTTCAACCACAGGATTTAATGGATACATCAAGGGTATTATCACTGGTGTTTCTACAGCTTCTACAACTGGTAGCAGCACGATTGATATTAAGGTTCTGTCGAGAGTTTCTACAGCAACCACAGATAACGGAACTGAGTATCCTATCTCATATGCTCAAGGAAACGCAAACGCAGCTTTCCAAGCATCAGATTCAATTATCTTCTACAATAACTCAGGTATTGCAACAGGTAATGGAACTGTTTCTGCAGTAACTACAATATCAGATTGGTATGGTTCACAAACTCTGAATCTTACAAATACAACAATCTTCTGGAGTTCGATTGCACCCAAGCCAATCAGCAATGGATATGTTCTTGATAGACAGGGTAAAAATGATGCTCTGCACGTAGTTGTTGTTGATGATACTGGTTCAGTAACTGGAATTCAAGGAAACCTTTTAGAGAAGCACTTGAATCTGTCCAAATCAACTGATGCAATTTCTGCAGTCAACGCACCACAAAGAATCTTCTGGAAAGATTATCTTGCACTCTTCTCGTCTTATGTTTATGTTGGAGATAATCCATCAACAGGCAATGACACATATAATGGAACATCTCCAATTGCTGAAGGATTCTCTTCAGGATTTACTAAGATCACTGAAAGTGCAGGTCAGTGGAACCAACTTGCTCAAGGTGTAACATTTAGTTCACTTGGCAATATTACCTATACTCTTGGTGGAGGTGTTAATTATTCAGCATCAAACGGAATGACCGCATCTCTTGGCAATCTGTTTACTTCATACAATCTCTTCTCCAACAAAGACGAAATTGCTGTTGATTACCTGATCATGGGTCCTGGAATGGGCAATAAGTTTGAGTCCCAGGCAAAGGCAAATCAATTGATTTCTATCGCAAATAATAGAAAAGATTGTATCGCAGTCATCTCTCCACACAGAGCAGATCTGATTCAAGGAGATGGTGGTCCTATCACCAATACCGATACTCAAACTAATAACATTATTCAGTTCTTTGCTCCACTTTCTTCTTCGTCCTATGCAATCTTTGATAGTGGTTATAAGTACACCTACGACAGATTTAATAACAAGTTCCGTTACATCCCATGTAACGCTGATGTTGCAGGTCTGTGTGTAAGAACTTCGATCTTTGCTTATCCTTGGTTCTCACCAGCAGGACAACAAAGAGGAATTTTGAACAACGCGATCAAACTTGCATACAATCCAAATAAAGCACAGAGAGACCAACTTTATCCAGTAAGAATTAACTCTATTGTTAATCAACCTGGAATTGGTATTCTTCTCTTTGGTGACAAAACAGCTCTTGGATATGCATCAGCATTCGACAGAATTAACGTTCGTCGTTTGTTCCTGACAGTAGAGCAAGCACTTCAGAAGTCAGCAGAAGCACAACTCTTCGAACTGAATGATCAAATCACTAGAGCAAACTTTGTCAATATTGTTGAACCATATCTCCGTGATGTTCAGGCAAAGAGAGGACTTTTTGGATTCTTGGTTATTTGTGATGAAACAAATAACACTCCTGACGTAATTGATAACAATGAGTTCAGAGCTGACATCTTCCTGAAGCCAGCTAAGTCTATTAACTACGTTACACTTACCTTCGTTGCCACCAGAACTGGTGTAAGTTTCGAAGAAGTTGCTGGTAGAGTTTGATTTTAGATTATAAATTACTAAAGGAGGAACCTAAAAATGGCACAAATCCCAACAAGAGGCATTTCACAATTTAAATCAAAACTTATTGGTGGAGGTGCTCGTCCTAATCTTTTTGAGGTTGACGTTACTTTCCCAGCTGGTGTCAATCTTTCAGTTCAAGGTGATGGAACCGGTCAGTTTGACAAAGAAAATTTCCGTTTCCTTTGTAAGACTGCTGCACTTCCAGCTTCAACTGTTACTCCAATTCCCGTTCCTTTTAGAGGAAGAGAATTGAAAGTTGCTGGTGATAGATCAATCGACGTTTGGACAGTATCGGTAATTAATGATGAAAACTTCTCACACAGAAGAGCGTTTGAAGCTTGGGTTCAAAACGTAGCTCAGTATGGAGATCATTCTGGTTTAACCAACCCTAATGATTACATGGGAAATGCTATTGTTTATCAACTTGGCAGAAGTGCATCAAACACTCAGGGAAATAACACCACTGGAGAAAATGCCAATATTTTGGCACAATATCGTTTTATCGATATTTTCCCAACTGGTATTTCTGAGATTGGACTTTCTTATGACCAAGGAAACACTATTGAAGAGTTTACTGTTGAGTTCCAAGTTCAGTACTGGTTCCCAGAGGCAGCTGGAACTGGAGCATAATAAATAGATCATAAGTAGACAAGAACTTTAATAATGGCAAAATTATTTGGATTCTCTATTGAGGATACTGAACCACTATCTCCGAGTACAGTCAGTCCTGTTCCTCCCAATAATGAGGATGGGACTGACCACTACTTGAGTAGTGGTTTTTTTGGTTCTTATGTTGATATTGAGGGAGTTTATAGAACTGAGTTTGATTTAATTAAACGATATCGTGAGATGGCACTTCATCCAGAATGTGATAGTGCTATTGAAGATATTGTAAACGAAGCAATTGTATCAGATACGAATGATAGTCCTGTTCAGATTGATTTAGATAATCTGAACGCAAGTGACGGTATTAAGAAAAAAATCAGGGATGAGTTTAAGTATATTTTAGAACTGTTAGATTTTGATAAAAAGTCTCACGAAATCTATAGAAATTGGTACATTGATGGTCGTCTTTACTATCATAAAGTAATCGATTTAAAAAATCCACAAGAAGGTATTCAAGAACTCCGGTATATTGACGCACTTAAGATGCGTTATGTAAGACAAAATAAGAAGAAAAAAGACGACGGAAATACTTTTGCCAAAATAAGATCTGATAATCCTATGGATTATGAGTTCCCAGAACTAGAAGAGTATTTTGTTTATAGTCCCAAAACTGCATATCCAACAGCAAATCCAGCTGCAGTTGGTACAAGTAATGGAATCAAAATGTCAAGAGATTCTATTACATATTGCACATCAGGTCTTGTAGATAGAAATAAGGGATCAACTCTTTCATACTTACACAAAGCAATTAAGTCACTCAATCAATTAAGAATGATTGAGGATAGTCTTGTTATCTATCGTTTATCTCGTGCACCTGAAAGAAGAATTTTTTACATCGATGTAGGTAATCTTCCTAAGATCAAAGCAGAACAATATCTTCGTGATGTTATGATGCGTTATCGTAACAAACTTGTTTATGATGCATCTACTGGAGAGATTCGTGATGATAAAAAGTACATGAGTATGTTAGAAGATTTCTGGCTTCCTCGCCGTGAAGGTGGTAGAGGTACTGAAATTTCTACTCTTCCTGGTGGTCAAAATCTTGGAGAGATTACAGATATTAAGTATTTCCAAGAAAAGCTTTATAAGTCACTAAATGTTCCTCCAACCAGAATTGGCGGAGAAGGTGGATTTAATCTTGGTCGTTCATCTGAAATTTTAAGAGATGAACTTAAGTTTAGTAAGTTTGTTGGACGTTTGAGAAAGAGATTCTCAAATATGTTCAGTGATATGTTGAGGACTCAATTGATTCTCAAAAATATTATCACTCCTGAAGATTGGGAGATTATGAATGAACATATTCAATATGATTTCCTTTATGATAATCACTTTGCAGAACTAAAAGATGCAGAGTTGTTGAATGAAAGACTTGCTCTTGTTGGAACTGCAGAACCTTATGTTGGTAAGTACTTCTCAGTTGATTATGTAAGACGTAAGATTCTGCGTCAAACAGATCAAGAAATCATTGAACAAAATGAATTAATTTCAAAGGAAATTGAAGACGGAACAATTCCTGATCCTGCTATGATGTCTATCGATCCACAAACTGGACAACCAATGGCAGCTGCAGGTGGAGCAGCTGCTATGGATTTAGGTCAACCAGTTATGGAACCTGATATAAGAGATCAAGAAAAATCAGTAGAAGTCCCAGAGGGTGGAGAAATTTAATAAATAAGAAAGACATTTAATTTTACAAGTATGGATGAATTAATGGATATGATCGTATCTGATGACAGTCCTTCTCAAATCAGTGACAAAATCAAAGACATTCTTTTCTCAAAAGCTGCAGAAAGAGTTGATGATTATAAACCAGTAGCAGCAAATGCTCTATTTGGAAATGAAGAGGATACTGAAGACTACGAAGAATCATAAATAAAAAGTATAAGACTTTATCATAAAAATGCAAAGAACTAAGATAATTGAGACTGAAGTTTCCACAGGTGATTCTGCTGGTGCTGCTACAAGTATCGGAAGTGCTACTTGTGTAAGAGTTCACAATAACACTGCTGGTATTGTTACTGTTGGAGTTTCAACTATTGTTGGAGCAGCCACAACTAATTATTTTTCTATGCCAGCAAACTCTGTCGAATTTCTTGAGAAACTTCCAACTGATGTTATCTGGACTTCATCATCTATCAAAGCATCAAAAGTAGGATTCACTAACTAAAGCCATGAAACTCATCAGAGAAGAAATCGAACAGGTCGAATTTATCGTCGAAAACAAGAACGGTAAAAAGTCACTTTTCATCGAAGGAGTTTTTCTCCAGGGAAACATCAAGAACCGTAATGGTCGTATGTACCCTATGGAAACTCTTCGTCGTGAAGTGTCTCGTTATAATGAAAATCATGTTGCTCAAGGTAGAGCACTTGGAGAACTTGGACATCCAGATGGTCCTACCGTAAACCTGGATAGAGTTTCTCATAAAATTGTTTCTCTGAGAGAGAGTGGATCTAACTTCATTGGAAAAGCAAAGATTCTTTCTACTCCTATGGGTAAGATTGCAGAATCTTTAATTTCTGAAGGTGTAAAACTTGGCGTTTCTTCTCGTGGTATCGGTTCTCTTCGTATGACTAGAGAGGGAATCAACGTTGTAGGTGAAGACTTTATGTTAGCAACTGCAGCAGATATCGTAGCAGATCCTTCAGCTCCAGATGCTTTTGTCTCTGGAATTATGGAAGGTAAAGAGTGGGTATGGGATGGTGGAATTCTCCGTGAAAAATATGCGGAGAAGACTTACAAGACTATTAATACTCTTGTAGACCAAAAAAGACTGGATGAGAATAAGTTGAACTTATTCAACGATTTTCTCACAAATCTTTAATTTATAAATAAATATAGTTTATAACTAAGGTTAAACGGAGAGTTCAAATGTCTCGTGGAGATTTACAAGAAATGGAAGTAGGCACTAAGCAATCCAAAACCGCCGTTAATGCTGGAGCAAAAGCAGCGGAAACAATGGATACTTCAATTGCTGGTTCATATGAAGATCTGGGTGGTCCTACCCCAGAAAATTATAGATCCGATGATGATTCGGCAAAGCTGAAAACCCCTGGCAAGACCCTTTCACAAGTAAAGGATGTTGTCAATAAGGGAGCTAAAGCATCTGATGCTATGAAGGCGGTTAAGGAAGAAGAAGAACTTGAAGATGAAGAAGTTCTTGCCGAAGTTGAAGAGACTGAAGAAGAAGTTGTAGAAGAAGAGACTGAAGAGTATGACATCGAAGAAGATGTTAATGCACTTCTCGGTGGTGAAGAACTCTCTGAAGAGTTTAAAGAAAAAGCAAAGACTATCTTTGAAGCAGCTCTGATCTCTAAGGTTGGAGAAATCAAAGAAGCTCTTGAATCACAATATGAAGAAAGACTTGTAGAAGAAGTCGAAGAAATCAAAGAAGCACTTAAGGAAAGAGTTGATTCTTACCTTGAGTACGTTGCCGACGAATGGTTCACCGAAAATGAACTGGCAGTCGAGCAAGGTCTTAAGACTGAAATGACCGAATCCTTCCTTGAAGGAATGAAGGATCTTTTTGAAGCACATTATGTAACAATCCCTGAAGATAAATATGATGTTCTTGAGAGCATGGTAGAAAAACTTGATGACATGGAGACAAAACTCAACGAGCAGATTGAGAAGAATATCCAACTTAACCAAAGACTCGCAGAGTCGGTTGCTGATGGTATCTTCGATCAGATTTCTGAGGGCTTAGCTGCTACTCAGAAAGAGAAGCTCGCTTCACTTGCCGAAAGTGTTGAGTTTGAAAGTGAAGAAGAATATCGTGAAAAACTGGAGATGCTGAAGGAATCATATTTCCCAGCAAATAAAGCTCCTAAAGCACATACTGAAACCCTTTCTGAGGGTGTAGACCATTCATCCGAATCTGTTTCGGATACAATGGCCGCATACCTGAAGACTCTTCAGGCTGTTGCTAAGAACTGAATTTAACATTAAATCAAACGTAAACAATCACAATAGGTACACGCAAATGTTCCATTCCGAGCATCTGCAGGAAAAGTGGGCACCTCTCCTCAACTATGAGGGTCTTGATCCAATCAAAGATTCCCATCGTAGAGCGGTAACCGCAGTCCTGCTGGAAAACCAAGAAAAGTTTTTAAGAGAAGAATCTGCATTTAGCAGCGGCTTCAACCTGATGGAGTCCCCAACTAACTCTGCTGGAACCGGTGGTTTCACTGGTGGATCATCAGCCGCTGGTCCTACCGCAGGTTTCGATCCTGTTCTGATCTCACTGATCAGACGTTCAATGCCAAACCTGGTCGCTTATGACTTGGCTGGTGTTCAACCAATGAGTGGTCCTACTGGACTCATCTTCGCAATGCGTTCTCGCTACAACAATCAGAGCGGAACTGAATCATTCTATAACGAAGTTGATACCGCATTCTCTGGTCAGGATGATGGATTCAACCTCACTGGAGGTTTCTCTGATGTTGTTGCTGGTCTCGGTACTACTGCACAGTCAGGAACCAACCCAGCAATCCTGAACCCTGTCGGAACCGCTACCTCAACCGCATATGATGTCGGTCAGGGTATGGTAACTGGTGACGCAGAAAATCTGGGAGCTGGCACTGGTGATCAGTTCAACCAGATGGCATTCTCAATCGAGAAGGTCACTGTTACCGCCAAGTCAAGAGCACTGAAGGCTGAGTACAGTCTCGAACTGGCTCAAGACCTGAAGGCAATTCACGGTCTGAACGCTGAAGCTGAACTCGCTAACATTCTGTCAAGCGAGATTCTTGCTGAGATCAACCGTGAAGTCATCAGAACGATCTATAAGATCGCTGAGCAAGGTGCTGTTGAGAACGTTTCTACTCAAGGTGTATTTGACCTTGACATCGACTCCAACGGTCGTTGGTCTGTTGAGAAGTTCAAGGGTCTTCTGTTCCAAATCGAAAGAGATGCTAACAGAATCGCTCAGAGAACTCGTCGTGGAAAGGGTAACATCATTATGTGTTCAGCTGACGTAGCTTCAGCTCTGACCATGGCTGGTGTTCTTGATTACACCCCAGCTCTGAACGCAAACCTGAATGTTGATGACACCGGTAACACTTTTGCTGGTACTATCAACGGTAAGTATCGTGTTTATATCGATCCTTATTCAGCAAACCTGGCCGCTGATAATGGTGGTCTGGCACAGGGCAGCAACCAATACTACGTTGTTGGTTATAAGGGTTCTTCGGCTTATGACGCTGGACTCTTCTATTGTCCTTATGTTCCCCTCCAGATGGTACGTGCCGTTGGAGAGAACACCTTCCAGCCCAAGATTGGCTTCAAGACCCGTTATGGTATTGTTGCCAACCCATTCGCGGAAGGAACCGATCAAGGTCTTGGTCGTCTTCGTGTCAACAGCAACCGCTACTATAGAAGAGTTGCAATCAAGAACCTCATGTAATTCGTTTCACACAGGTTTCTCAGGGGTCCGAAAGGACCCCTTTTTTTTATCTAAATAATTAGAAAAAAATGACGATATCTAACGCGTTTAGAAATCAAATACAGAATAGGAATTTTCTATCTCCTGTAGGTTTCAAGTTCGTTGTAAACAGAGCTCGTAAAGTTTCTTTCTTCGGAAACTCTATGAACATTCCAGGATTAACTTTTGGTGTTACAACTCAACCAACTTATCTAAAAGATATTCCTTTACCTGGAGATAAAATTGAATTCAGTGATTTGAGATTAAGATTTCTTGTTGATGAGAATCTTGAGAACTATATGGAAATCCAAAAGTGGATACGTGGAATTGGATTTCCAGAAAGTTTAGAAGAAATATATAACTTCCAAAAAGATAATCCAGCTATGGATGCACAGTTCAAAGACCAAATGAACTTGTATTCCGATGCTACTTTGTTTGTACTTACTAGTAGCAATACATCAAATTTCCAAGTAAAGTTTAGAAATATTTTCCCCTATACATTGACAGATCTTTCCTTTGATGCTACAGATAGTGATATTGATTATTTGACGGCAGAGGTCAGTTTCAAGTATACTATCTATGATATAGTAGACAATAACGGAAACCCATTACACTATGACACTTGATTTGGATTCAATCCAAAAGATGTGGGAACAAGATTGTAAGATTGATCCAGATAACTTACATACAGAATCCCTGAATATTGCAAGTTTACATGCAAAATATTTTGACATCTATAATAATATCACTCTTCTAAAAAAGAAAGCCGAACAACAAAGAAAAAATATCAGACACGATCGATATGAGTACTATACTGGAAAAGCAGATCCTGATGTTTATGTGGAGAATCCATTCCCTAAGAAAATCCGTGATAAAGAGACTCTTCAAAAATACTTAGATTCTGATGAAAAACTTTCTCAAGTTTGTCTGAAGATTGATTACTACGATACAATGTTAAATTACATCGAAAGTATTCTGAAGATGATTCAAAACAGAACTTTTCAGATTAAAAACGCAATCGAGTTTGTTAGATTTACCGCTGGACTGGGGTAAATAAATAATCATAAGATGAATGGATTCTTGTGATTGATACTACAGCAAATCTTGTTATATCTAAATCCAACGAAGTATTTTTAAAGATTAATACGGAACCTCATATAGAATACGAACTTAGAGATCACTTTAAGTTTGAGGTTCCGAATGCAAAATTCATGCCACAGTATCGTGGAAGAAACTGGAACGGAGAAATTCATCTTTATGATATGAGATCCAAGCAGATTTATGTGGGTCTCTTAGATAAGATTGTATCCTTCTGTAAGCAATACGGATACACTTATAAGTTTGATGATAATAAATTCTACGGACTTCCATATGAGATCAATGAAGAGATCTCATATGAAGGTGTGAAAGATTATATGAAATCTATTTGTGCTCATTCTCCACGGGAGTATCAAGTAGAGGGAGTATATGATGCTCTAAGGCATAACAGAAAGTTATTGATAAGCCCCACTGCATCTGGCAAATCACTGATGATTTATTCGATCGTAAGATATTATGTGGATAAAGGGCAAAAAATTCTTTTAATTGTACCAACGACATCTCTTGTAGAACAGATGTACAAGGATTTCCAGGATTATGGTTGGGATGCTGAGTCATATTGTCACAAAATTTATTCGGGTAGAGAAAAAACAAACGAATATGATGTTACGATTACAACCTGGCAATCTGTTTACAAATTAGATCGTTCTTTCTTTGAAGATTATGGAGTTATTATAGGAGATGAAGCACATTTGTTCAAGAGCAAATCTCTTGTACAGATCATGACTAAACTTCATCATGCTAAGTATCGTTTTGGATTTACTGGAACACTTGACGGAACTCAAACTCATAAATGGGTTCTTGAAGGTTTATTCGGTCCATCATATAAAGTAACAAAAACTGCAGAACTGATGAGGCAAGGACATCTTTCTCAGTTAGATATTCAGTGTCTTGTTCTCAAACACCCACCACAAAAGTTTGAAACTTATGAAGATGAGATACAGTATTTAATCTCTCACGAGCAAAGAAATAAATTTATTACTAATCTTTCTTTAGATCTCAAAGGAAATACTCTTGTTCTTTTTTCACGAGTGGAAACACACGGAGCAATTCTCTACGATATGATAAATAAAAATAACAGTGAAAATCGTAAAGTATTTTTTGTTCATGGTGGGGTGGATGCTGAAGAACGAGAACTTGTAAGAGAAATTACTGAAAGAGAGAACAACGCAATTATTGTTGCTTCTTATGGAACTTTCTCTACAGGTATTAACATTAAAAGCCTCCATAACGTTATCTTTTCTTCACCCAGTAAATCAAGAGTTAGAAATCTACAATCAATTGGAAGAGTACTTAGAAAGGGAAAAAATAAAACTAAAGCAGTCCTCTACGACATCTCTGATGATTGTACAATTCAATCAAGAAAGAACTATACTCTAAATCACTTCATAGAAAGAATTAAAATTTATAATGAAGAGCAATTCAATTATGAGATAATCACTATTCAACTAAAGAGCAAATGATAGAAGATGATTTTTACTGTACACTCAAGTTAAAAACTGGAGAGGAAATCTTTGCTAAGGTAGCTGCTACTGAAGAAGAAGATAGAACTCTTTTATTATTATCAAATCCAATTATTGTTGCTGAAATAAAAGGAAGAACTGGTGTAATGGGTTATAAGATAGAACCTTGGTTAAAAACAACCACAGAAGATATGTTTATTATCAATATTGATGATGTTCTTACAATGACCGAATCTTCAGATATTGAAATGATTTCTATGTACCAGACATATTGTAGAGAATCTGATAAAACAAGAAAGAATCAAGCAAAGATCTCTCGTAAGATGGGTTATCTTGCCAATGTGAATGATGCTAAAGAGATATTAGAGAAACTCTTTAAAGATAGCTAGAGCCTCATCTTCAAACCGGACAAAGGTATTCTACAGAGTATTTGGGTAGTTGTCAACTATTTAAATAAGTGGTAGAATGTCTACATATTATGAGATAAACTAATGATAACTACAGCAGTCATGACCAAAAGAAAGAGGTCAGAACATTACGTTAACAACAAAGAGTTTCTTGCATCACTGATTAGATATCGTGAAAATGTTGAAATTTCTTTCATTCAAAAATATGGTAGAGAACCTACCAAAGATGACAGATCTAAGTCTTGGGATACAAAGCCACAAATTCCCAGATATATTGGTGAGTGTTTCTTAAAGATTGCAAATCATTTATCATTCAAACCAAATTTTGTCAACTACATGTTCAAAGAGGACATGATTTCTGATGGCATTGAAAACTGTGTTCAGTACATTCATAATTTTAATCCAGAGAAATCTCAGAATCCATTTGCTTATTTCACTCAGATTATTCACTACGCATTTCTGAGACGCATTCAGAAAGAGAAGAAGCAATTGGAAATCAAGAACAAGATTTTGGAAAGAACTGGATTTGATCAGGTGTTCGATAGTGGAAGTGTTGACGGATCCGACTACTCCGACTATAATTCTATTAAGGATGCAGTTCACTCCAAACTTCGTTATTGAATGAAAGTAGCAATTATTACAGACCAGCACTTTGGAGCAAGGAAGAATTCTAAACTCTTTCATGATTATTTCCTAAAGTTCTACAACGATGTATTTTTCCCTACACTCGAAGAGCAAGGGATTACTACCGTTGTAGATATGGGTGATACTTTTGATAGTCGTAAAGGAATTGATTTTTCTGCTTTATCGTGGGCTAAAAATAATTACTACGATCGACTTAATGAAATGGGAGTGAAGGTTCATACAATTGTAGGGAATCACACTGCTTACTATAAAAATACAAATAATGTAAACGCAGTTGATTTGCTTTTACGTGAGTATGATAATGTAACTGTATATTCAGAACCAACCGAAGTAATGTTGGGACAACTTCCTACACTTTTTATTCCATGGATTAATCAAGAAAATGAGGAAAGCACTCTCAAACTTATTAAAAAGACAACTTGCCCGTGCGCGATGGGGCACCTTGAACTCCAAGGATTTAGAGTTAATAAACAAATCGTCATGGAGCATGGTCTGGAGAGCAAACTATTTGATAAGTTCACCAAGGTCTACTCGGGACACTATCACACTCGATCGGATGATGGGGTAGTATTTTATCTCGGAAATCCTTATGAACTGTATTGGAATGATGTAAATGATACTCGTGGATTTCATATCTTTGATACTGAAACTTTAGAGCATACTCCAATCAATAATCCTTACAGAATGTTTTATAGCATTTACTATGAGGATACCAACTATCAAACATTTGATACTCGTGAATATCAAAATAAAATTGTTCGAGTAATTGTTCGCAAAAAAACCGATATCAAGAAGTTTGAAAAGTTTATTGATAAACTGTATAATTCTAATGTTGATGAACTCAAAGTTGTGGAGAATTTCCAAATTCAAGAGAATGAAGAGTTTGAAGCATTTGAATCAGAAGATACACTTTCTATCTTGAATAGATATGTAGAGGAAGCAGAGATTGGACTGGATAAATCCATAGTTCAGAAACTTATTTCCGAAGTATATCAAGAGGCTTGCGAATTAGTGTAGAATGTTTATCCTAACAATCAGTGGCAGAGAAGACGAGGGTGCTTATTCAGTAGTCAACGAAGAAGGAGATCAAGTTCTCTATCTTTTTGAAGAAGGAGATGATGCCGCTCGTTTTGCCATGATGTTAGAAGAAGATGATTATCCAGAAATGCATGTAATGGAAATTGATGATGACTTACTTGTAAATGTTTGTGAAATGCATGGACATGAATATGTTATCATTACACCTAATGACATCGTGATTCCCCCCAAAGAAAATGATATTGTTTGAAAAAATCCGTTGGAAGAACTTTCTTTCTACTGGAAATCAATTCACTGAAGTTGAACTGAATAAAAACTCAACCACTTTGATTGTGGGGAATAATGGAGCAGGCAAGAGTACAATTCTTGATGCTCTGTGTTTCGTGTTATTTGGTAAAGCTTTTCGTAAAATCAATAAACCTCAACTCATCAATACAACAAACGAGAAAGATTGTCTTGTTGAGATTGAACTCAAAATTGGTTCTACCGATTGGATAATCCGTCGTGGAATCAAACCAAATATCTTTGAGATCTATCGCAATGGATCTGTTCTGGACCAAAGTTCTTCTTCTATTGATCAACAGAAGTATCTCGAACAGTCCATTCTTAAGATGAACTATAAGTCATTTACTCAGATTGTAATTCTTGGAAGTAGTAATTTTGTTCCTTTCATGCAACTCTCAGCTGCAAGTCGTAGAGAAGTAATTGAGGATCTTCTTGATATTAAGATCTTCTCTTCGATGAATGTAATTATCAAAGAAAAGATTCGTTCTCTGAAAGAAGAAATCCGTACTCTTGAACTTAAAAAAGAGTCGGTGAAAGATAAAGTAGAAATGCAAAAGAACTTTATCGAAGAGTTGGAAAATCTTGGTAATGCCAATATAAATGCCAATAAAGAAAAGATTGCCAATTTAGATAAAGAAATTGGTGATTATATGGAGGAGAATACTTCTAATGAAGATCCTCTCAGAGCACTTATTCGTGAACAAGATGATATTACTGGATATGCAGAAAAACTTCGTAAGTTGGGAAATCTGAAAGGAAAGATTTCTCAAAAAGTATCTACTATAACCAAAGAGCATAAGTTCTTTACGGAAAATACGGTTTGTCCCACCTGTACTCAATCTATTGAAGAGGAGTTTCGGTTAAATAGAATTAAGGACGCTCAAGATAAAGCAAAGGAGTTGCAATCTGGTTATAAAGAACTGGAGGAGGCAATTAAAGAGGAAGAGGAAAGAGAGCGTCAATACAACTCTTTAACAAAGGAGATCTCTAAATTAACGAATGGCATTTCTCAAAACAATATTAAGATTAATGGATTACGGAGACAAATCCAAAATCTTGAATCTGAAATTCAAACTATTACCGAGAACCTTGCAAACCGAAATTCTGAACATGAAAAGTTAGAACAATTTAAGGATGATCTAAAATCAGTATATGATGATCTGTCTGAAAAGAAGGATTTGATTCAGTATCATGACTTTTCTTATTCTCTATTGAAAGATAGTGGTGTAAAATCCAAAATCATCAAAAAGTATCTGCCACTGATTAATCAACAAGTTAATCGGTATCTGCAAATGTTGGATTTCTACATCAACTTTACTTTAGATGAAGAGTTCAACGAAACTGTTCAATCTCCTATTCATGAAGATTTTTCTTATTCTTCTTTCAGTGAAGGTGAAAAACAAAGAATTGACTTGGCACTCTTATTCACTTGGAGGGAAGTTGCCAAGTTTAAAAACTCGACAAATACAAATCTTTTGATTCTTGATGAGGTGTTTGATTCTTCTCTTGATGGATTTGGAACTGAAGATTTCTTAAAGATTATTCGTTATGTAATTAAAGATGCAAATGTCTTTATTATCTCTCACAAAGTTGGTATGGAGGACAGATTTGAAAGTGTCCTCAAGTTTGAAAAAATCAAAGGATTTAGCCGTATGATCTCCTGATTGGAGCAAAACCATGCAAGTACCAAACTGGCAGAAACATTCTAAGAAAGAACAGAAACGACACTTAAAACCTCAAGCACTGAGACAAGCCAAAGCAAGACTTGCCCAGTTCAAGAAGTGTCACAAGACCTCTCGGAAACGAGAGGTTTCGTTGTATTGTAGGTACATACGAAACGAATCCGATGGCAGTCAAACACGAAATCAAGTCCCAACTTGCCAAACTGCTGGCTACTGAAGACCTTGTAGTGGAGCACAAGAAAGTTCCCACCGCTTGCTTCAACGTTCATACTCGTGTTCTGACTCTGCCTCTGTGGGAAAAGGCAAGCAACCTTGTATATGATCTTCTGGTGGGTCATGAGGTTGGTCATGCTCTCTTCACTCCCGATGAGGATTGGACGGAGACTGCAAAGGTTCCTCCTCAGTTTGTGAATGTAGTTGAGGATGCTCGAATCGAGAAACTGATGAAACGCAAGTATGCTGGTCTTGCTAAGACTTTCTTCAACGGTTACAGAGAACTGAATGAGGAAGATTTCTTCCAACTTGATGATGAGGATATTTCTTCTTTTAATCTTGCTGATCGTGTAAATCTATACTTTAAGGTTGGTAACTTTATCACTCTAGATTTCAAACCAGAAGAAAAAGAAATCATCAATTTGATTGATGCATGTGAAAGTTTTGCGGATGCTCTGATTGCTGCAGAAGAACTTTACAAGTATTGTAAGAAAGAACAAGAACAACAACAAAAGGTTGCTGACTTTGATTCTCATGAAATTCAAGGAAATTCACAGTCTCCTGCTAGTGATTTTGTGGAGACTAATAACTCCTCTTCCGAACAAGATGGGGAGAGTGAAAAGTCTTCCGAAAATGAGTCAGATGGTTCTTATGGTGGCACGGCTCAGGGTGATCAAACTCCAGTGAAATCTGATACAAACCAAGATGAACCTGAAGTTCGGACTGCAGAATCTTTGGAAGATAAGATTCGTGATCTTGTTGGAAATGATGGATATGAGAATACTTACATCGAAGTTCCTCAAGTAAATCTGGATACTATTATTGGTAAGAACTCTGATGTTCATAAAGATATTAATGATTCTTTTAATCACCAACAAAAGATTCATAACGAACATGCAGAAGAAAAGGGATATCGTCCTGTAAATCTTTATAAAGAAGTTGATATTGAGTTTAAGAAGTTCAAGTCTTCTGCTCAGAAAGAAGTCAACTATCTTGTAAAAGAGTTTGAGTGTCGAAAGGCAGCAGACCAGTATGCTCGTGCATCAACTGCTCGCACTGGTGTTCTTGATACTACTCGTCTTCATACCTATAAGTATAATGAAGACCTGTTCAAGAAAGTATCTGTGATTCCTGATGGTAAGAATCACGGTCTGGTGTTTGTACTGGATTGGAGTGGTTCTATGTCTGATGTGATGCTTGATACTTGTAAACAACTCTTCAATCTTGTTTGGTTCTGTAAGAAAGTCTCGATTCCTTTTGAGGTTTATGCTTTCACTAATGAGTGGCGTCGTGGAGAGTATGATTATGAGAATGATCGTTATCTTTCTGCTGATCGTACTCCTCACTACCAAAAGAAAGATGGACTTCTGGTTGTGGATGAAACTTTCTCCATGATGAATATTCTCACAAGTAAAGTTTCTGGTAGTGTGCTTGAGCATCAGATGCTTAATATTTGGTGTCTTGCCTATTGTTTTGGTAGGACTTATAGTTCCCCATATACTTATTCTAATCGTCTTGCTTTGTCGGGAACTCCTCTGAATGAAGCACTGATTACTCTTCACCAGATTCTTCCTAAGTTTCAAAAAGAGAATAAACTACAGAAAGTTCAGTGTATTGTTCTGACTGATGGCGAAGCAAACCAACTTGTCTATCATAAAGAAGTCAAACGCCAGTGGGAAAAGAATACATTCCTTGGAACTGGATATATTAATCCTATGAGTACATTTCTTCGTGACCGTAAAATGGGAACAACCTATCAAATTGGGCATGGGTATCATGAGTTTACTGATGTTCTTCTCAGGAATTTGAAAGACAAGTTTACTTCTATGAACTTTATTGGTATTCGTGTCCTTGAAAGTCGTAACTTCAGTCGGTTTGTTCAAATGTATCATTCTCAACTTGAGAAAGATTATGAAAAAATCCAAAACGATTGGAAAAAGGTGAAGAGTTTTACTATCACTAAGTCTGGATATGATGCATACTTTGGAATGTCTGCAAGCGCACTCTCTCAAGATACTGAGTTTGAAGTTGCTGAAGATGCAACTAAGTCTCAAATCAAATCTGCATTTGTAAAGTCTCTTAAGACTAAAAAACTAAATAAAAAAGTATTAGGGGAATTTATTTCTTTGGTAGCATGAAGACATTCCAAGAATTTATGGTAGAGTGCTGCTCTATTCAAGAAACCTCTCTGAATAGAGTTCGCTCAAAATCAGAAAAGGGTGGCATGGCAATCATGTCCGCTCAAAGAGGTGATAAGTCAAAATCAGAAAACAAAGCACGTTCAAGACAACTTGAGCGTGATATTAGGGGTGCTGGTTTGCCAGGACCTACTAAAGTTTCTGGTCGTTATACTGAAAATCCAGGAAC